ACGGTTATCATCTACCGGAACGATAAAGAGTATCTTCTTTCTATTATATATGTATCGGAAACCACCAAACAGGCTTCGCTCGCTACTTATGAAATCCAGTATTCCAAAATGCGAAGATATTGAAAAGATGGTTATTAGGTTAAATTTATTAGGTATTTCTTGAAAAGTTATGCCAAGTTGGTAACAAGTTGGCAAATGCTCCGGCACTATTGGATGAACTTTGCAGCAAATTAAAATGATAACTGTAATATGGAAGTAATAACAATGGATAGCAAGGTGTATAAAGACCTTGTCGGGAAAATTCAACGAATTGCCGACTTCGTGGCAAAGGCACAGGTTATGCCCAAAGAGGAAAATGAGGTGTGGCTGGATAGTAATCAGGTGGCGGATGCCCTGAATATAAGTACACGCACATTACAACGATTGAGAAACGAAAACCTGATAAGTTACTCTATGCTGAGAGGGCGGTGTCTTTATAAACTTTCGGAAATAGAACGGGGACTGAATGAACGCATCATCAAATGCAAACCACAGGATAGGGAGAATTTTCGGAGGAATTATTTCTTGAATGATAACGAGAACGAATAAAGAGGATATTCTTCTGCTAACGGATAAGGGGTTGGCGGTTTTCAAGTATTATATCCCTTTCTCTTTTAAACTCGGACGTAATTTCTTAAATCCGCTGTACAAAGATAGCAAGGCTTCGTGTAATGTGTATTTTGACCGGAGAAACGGAATGTACAAAATGAAGGATTTCGGAAATGATGATTATTCGGGGGACTGTTTTGCGTTGGTCGGCAAGCTAAACGGACTGAATTGTAAAGAACCTAAAGACTTTGTGCAAATACTGGCTATCATTCGGGATATGCACTTGGGCTTATCTGACAAGTCCGAAATGAGAATTTCCTCTACTACATCTGTTCCGGTGATTGCGGAAGTTACACATGTACCGAAAAGGAAGAAAGCAAGGCCTTATACGTTGGCGCAAAAGAGCTTTACGGCTGCGGAACTTGCCTTTTGGGGAGAAAGTGGTATCACGCAAGAGGTGCTGAAATTGTTCCAGGTGGTTTCGTTGAAGAAGTTCAGCAGCGAGAATAACGAAGGGAAACCGTTCAGCATTGTGGCGACGGATAAAGAACCGGTATTCGGATATACTGCAAAGCAATATGTGAAGGTGTACCGCCCGCACTCGGAGATGCGCTTTTTATATGCGGGGGATTTTGGGGAGAATTACTGCTTTGGGCTGGAACAGTTGCCTGCTAAGGGGGATTTGCTCTTTATTACAGGCGGTGAGAAGGACGTGATGAGCCTGACGGTTCATGGGTTCCATGCTATCTGCTTCAATTCGGAAACGGTGACTATTCCCGTGGGGATTATTCATAGACTCTCTTTCCGGTTCAAACATATTGTCCTGCTCTATGATGTGGATAAGGCGGGGCTGGACAGTTCGGCAAAACAAGAACTGGCGTTGAAGAACTACGGGGTGAAACGATTGTTGCTGCCACTGGAGGGAACGAAGGTGGAAAAAGATATTTCGGACTTTTTCCGTTTGGGAAACAGTCGGGAGGATTTGATTAAACTATTTCTGGATTATCTGGATACAATATACAGCGAAACTATGTCTGCTCTGAAATCTTGTGAGGTGGATTTTAATAATCCGCCACCCGTGGCACAAATGGTTGTGTCGGTGAATGATGTGCCGTTAGGCACGCAAGGGAATATCCTCTGTATTACCGGTGGTGAGGGAACCGGAAAAAGTAATTATGTGACGGCATTGATAGCCGGTGCCATCGGACAATCCGACAATAATAAGGATAAGGTGATGGATACGTTGGGGGTGTCGGTTTGTGAAAACAGCAAGCGGAAGGCGATTCTGTTCTATGATACGGAACAGTCGGAGGTGCAGACGTACAAGAACATTACAAACCTTTTAAGGTGTTGCGGACGGGAAACGATGCCGGAATACCTGAAAGTGTATTGCCTGACGGGAATGAGCCGGAAAGAACGCTTGCAGGCGATTATCCAAAGCATGGATAAGTTTCATTATCAGTTCCGAGGGATTCACATGGTGGTGATCGACGGGATTGCGGATTTGATAAAGGGTGCGAATGATGAAACGGAAAGTATTGCCGTGGTGGAGGAATTGTACCGGCTGACGGGGATTTACAATACTTGTATCGTTACTATCCTGCATTTTATTCCTTCGGGGCTGAAGTTGCGCGGGCATCTGGGTAGTGAGTTGCAACGAAGGGCGGCGGCTATCCTCTTGATAGAGAAAGATACTGATCCGTCGGTGTCGGTGGTGAAGGCGCTGAAGGTGCGTGACGGTAGCCCGCTGGATGTGCCTATCATGCAGTTTGCATGGGATAAGGATGCCGGGATGCACGTGTATCTGGGGGAAAAGCCGAAAGAGGAAAAGGAGAAGCGGAAAGAGGATGAACTCGTGGCGGTGGCACGGGATATTTTCGGACGGCAGGACTTTATTACTTATGTGGATTTAGCGGAACAGATTCAAGCGATACTGGACGTGAAGGAACGCACGGCGAAAAGTTATATCAAGTTCATGCGGGAGAAGGAAATCATACGGAAAGACCCGTCGAACCAGAGTTATTATATCATCGGGAACTTAAAACAGGCGGGATTATGATACCATTGGATAAAGAAACATTCGAGGCGTATATGGAACGGTTGCTCGAACAAGTGGAAAGGGTTGTAGGCACACTGGACAAGAAGAACAAGAAGCCGCAAAATTACCTGAACGGGGAACGGCTGTACGATAACCAGGATGTTTGCCTGTTGCTGAACATCAGCAAACAGACGTTGCAACGGTATAGGGATAATGGACTGAAATATCACACGATCCTGCATAAGACGTATTATAGGGAGAAGGACTTGCACGAGTTTATACGGAGGTATTTCGATGGAGAGAATGTAGGGAAAGGCAAAACGAAGGAATGTAAGGAAGATGAACGTACAGAGGATGGTATGTTGTCCGATGATGAGAACGAAGTAACAGAAGATATTTAGGTTGTTATAATTTCCATTTAAGCAGATTTAGCCGATAACCTGACGTTGTGTGTAGCACGTACTGTCGTGATGATAGGACGGGATATTTTTTCAAAATTTCGGCAGTAATAAGATAATACTGCCGAAATTTTGATGTATAGCCCAATCAAGTAGTTTTGATAAATATGACAGCTTAATGTTTGAAAATTATATAATTCGATTTATTAATATGTTTGCTATGAGTAAAAATAATCTTATATTTGCATGTACCTCAATAGCATGATTGTCAATGGCACTTTATAACAAGAAGACAAATATTGCTATGTTACATAACTAATAATAAAGAGAAGGTCTATTTTAATTCGCTTTCTTGCAAACAACAATATAACATGAATAATTTATTAACAACATTATCATTCTCCATATATTTTAATAAAGGAGTTTATGCCTTACTATTAGGATCTGGAATTTCTCGTTCAGCAGGAATACCAACAGGTTGGAATATTGTAACGGATCTTATACACAAACTTGCGGTGCAATATGGAACGAGTAACATTGATAATCCTGAAAAATGGTTTGAAGAACAATATGGTGAATCCCCCAATTATTCGACAATCTTATCTAAGTTAGTCCATACTCAAACAGAACGGGTTAATTTACTAAAACCGTATTTTGAACCAAATGAAGAAGAAATAGAAAACCACTTGAAAGAACCGACAAAAGCACATAGGGCTATTGCACAATTGGCAAAAGATGGTTATATAAAATTAGTATTAACAACTAATTTTGACCGATTATTAGAGAAAGCATTAGAGGACGTTGGTATTATTCCACAAGTAATTTGCCATTCTGATGATATAGATGGTGCAATCCCACTTGTACATGCAGGATTTACAATCGTAAAAATAAATGGCGACTATATTGATTGCAGATTTCTAAATACCGAAGATGAACTTGCTGATTATCCTGATAAATTAAAAGACTATGTGTTACGTATAGTAAACGAATTTGGGGTTATTACATGTGGTTGGTCTGGAGAATGGGATAAGGGCTTGGTAAATATTATCCGAAGTTCAGAAAATCGAAGATATGAAAGCTATTTTACGTATTGCAATAAATGCGAGAATACTTTGAAAGAGTTAGCCACGTTCCGTTGTGGAAATGTATTGGCTATTGAAAATGCCGATTCTTTTTTTACAGAACTGGCGGAAAGAGTTATGGCTTTATCCTCTTTAGAGGGGAATCATCCTCTGAGTAAGGATATTGCAGTTGAAAGATTAAAAAGATATATTGTTAAATCAGAAAAGATTATTCTGTATAATGATTTGTTTGAAAATGAGGCAGAAAGAGCTTGTAATAAAATTATACAGTATTATAATTTCCCGCTTAATTCTCAAACATTTAACGAATGTTTAAAACGTCATTTAAATGCTATTGATACATTACTTCCGATGTGTATCACTGCAGTTCGTTGGTCAAAACCAGTTCATGAACAAGCTATATTCGATATGTTAACTCGTTTTGTTGAATTTCCCATAAAATGTGGAGGTAGTTACCAGTCGGAAACAGTTAAATTGCACTATCTTTCCGGATTATTACTAATGTATGTAGTAGGTATTTCATGTATCAAATATGATAAGTATTCTTTTTTGAATAAAATACTGCACATATCTGCACGTAATTCAATTCATGATGATAAAGTTAATATTACAGGAATCATTCATCCTTGTATTTTTGATAGGGACATTGCAAATAACTTTATTGGACACGGAAATAAATATACGCCTATAAGCACATTAATTCATAATAAGATTAGGAGCTTATTTAATTCTATATTAAGAGAAGACTTGGATTTTGATATAACATTTGATATTTTTGAATATTTATATTCACTGAATTACCTGTATCTAAACGGAGAAGAATTTGGGAGAGTATGGGTACCGTGGGGAGAATATAAATGGAGAGCTATAAATTACACGAGAATGACGAATGACCCATTTAATAGCTTTTTCGCTGAAGCTGATAAATTGCGAGATAACTGGTTACCCCTAAAAGGGAATATGTTTGACGGGAAATACTCAACTTATACAGAAACAAAACAAAAGGTTGACGAATTTCTTAAAAAAATATATTTGCATTAATTTTTATAGTATCATTTTGTAAAAACAACAATAAGAATATGAGTGAAATATCTGAATTAAAGATACTCCGGGAAAGTGAAGACCGAATTGAATTTAAAGAGGCTAAAAAGAATTATCCTTTTGCCGGAGGAAGTCATAGTGACCCAACTGAACGCAGGCGTTGTGTATTAGGCTACGTGGTAGCATTAGCCAATGAGGGCGGTGGACGACTTGTTTTAGGTATGGCTGACAAACTTCCACATGAGGTTGTTGGAACAGACTTCGCCAATGGTAAAACCGGTGCTTTAGAGGATGAAATTTATAATCGGTTAAGCATTAGAGTAAAAACGGAGGAATTGTTTGAAAATGAGAAGAGAGTACTTATCATAAACATTCCATCCCGTCCAATAGGTAAATTATTAAAGTTTGAAGGCGTTCCTTTAATGAGAACCGGAGAAAGTTTGCGGGAAATGTCAGACCAAGAAATTTTTAAAATATTATCAGAGCAGGAACCTGACTTCTCTGCTAAAATCTGTGATGCTTTAAAAATTGAGGATTTGGATAAAGATGCCATAAATCTTTTGAAACAGAAATACGCAGAAAAACAAAATAACAAGTCATTCCTTACTTTACCCGATGAACAGATTCTATCAGACCTTGAATTATTGAAAGACGGGAAACTTAATTATGCTGCTTTGATTCTGTTAGGCAAGAAAGAAAGCATAAAAAAGTATCTGCCACAATGTAATATTGTTATTGAATATCGGCTCAATCATTCCATGATTCCTTATACAGCAAGAGTGGAATATCAAGAGCCTTTATTTATCGGAATAGATAAAGTCTGGTCATATATAAACCAACCGGCAAGCAATCCATTATTGCATATCAGTGAAGGTCCATATATTTATGATGTACCTTCCTTTAATGAAGAAGTTATCAGAGAGGCTATTTTAAACGCTGTTGCCCATCGCAGCTATCAAATACAGAGTGATATTGTTATAAAACAATATCCTGATGAAATTACAATATCTAATGCAGGAGGTTTTCCTATCGGAGTAGATATAAATAACATCTTAACTGTGAATAGTATCCCAAGAAGCAAAAGACTAACAGAAATCCTTCAAAAGACGGGATTAGTTGAGCGTTCAGGACAAGGGGTGGATAAGATGTTCTATTATTGTATAATGGAAAGTAAACCACTACCCGATTATTCAAAAACAGATGCTTATCAGGTCAATTTGACCTTTCAGGCAGCCATTCAGGATAAGGCTTTTTTATTCTTTATGAAAGAAGTACAAGAAAGTAGGGCTGAAAAACTGAATGTTTTTGATTTGCTTACATTGGACAAAATACGTAAAGGTATTAATGATAGTTTAGACCCCAATATCATTGAAAAGTTAAGAAAAGAACAGCTTATTACAGTAAATGAGGGAACTACTTATTCATTAGCGGATAAATACAAGCAATTTATTCCTCGTAAGGAAAGTATTAAAGGAGTCACCTCACAACAATTGCAGAAAGTCAATGAGTGTTTTAAAACTCACGATAGCATAAGTAAAAGTACACTTATGGAAACTTTTAATGGAGTACTCACAGAAAAACAAGTGAGGAATCTTATTAGCAGGATGGAGCAATCCGGAATCATTAAAAGGATAGGTGTCGGTAAAGCTACTAAATACATTAAGGATTGGGACAAATTTAAGAAATATATATAATAGGGCTGTATTTTTCTTTTTAGGGCTGTATTTTTTAAGATACGAATAGAAATTCCTGTATTTCAATCTGTTATGTTTTGATGTCTAATTGGGCTGCAAAAAAGAAATAGAGGGCTAAACAAAATAGGAACTAGTAACTTTTTACTTTAAATAGTAGCTTTGAGTAATAGCCGCCATCACTTCGTACATGAAGCATGGCGGCTATTTTTAGTTATAACTTAAAGCCTTTGGGCTTGTTGGTATAGGCGGTGTCTGGGTCGTCCTTATTGCCGGGCTTGGGGATAAGTCGGTGCGAGAGGGATGCTGTTCAACGGACTGCTGTTCGGCGGGCGGTTGTTGTGCGGATTGTTGTTGGAAAGCATCGACAAATACTCCGGTTCCGCTCGACGGGTCGAGGAAACAGGACGGGGCAATTCCGTAGTTGCCCAATTCGGAAGCAAGAACTGATACAATGTCCTGCGGCGTGTAGAACGCCGTCAGGACAGAGTTTTTCAAACTGGAAAAGTAACGCTTGTATTCCGCTTCGTCTTTTGAATGGCTGCGGATGACGCTGTGGAGTTGGGAAACAAATGGGAACAACTCGCGGTCGCTCTTTGTCCAACGGGCAACGTCGGCAAGGCTGGAATAGGGGGCACAGAACGATGTGTGTAAACTACGGCGGCTGCAAAAACATGTTGGATTGCCGATGAATAAAGGGGTTGAATCAATTTCCATAAAATGGGAGAAACAAAACGATGCGTTACATTGCTTGGCATTTGAGTTACATTCCAGTATTATTTGAACAGTTTGAATACTATGGGAGTAACTTTGAGCTAATATGATGGAGTAAATAGCCATTGAATTACTAATAAAGACCAGCTAGGGGACTACTTGTAGCCTATTTCTGTGCATTGAGCAGAGGTAGGCTACATTTATATTCAAGCATTTGAGAAACTGTTTAAATAGGTTGGTTATTGGTATTGGCCGGCAATCTGCATTGGAAAGTTTGATTTGATGATGATTTGTTAAAAACATAGTTGGGGATACTGTTGGGGATACAGTTGGGGATACCGGATTTTGCACGATAGGTATCGTATTTTAAAAGTTGGGGATACCTTTTCGGGACATTTTTAAGTGTGTTCGAATATACATAACGCCCAAGTTAATACCCTTTTTGCTGCTTTTTTGCGTTTTAACAGGGGGATAATACCAAATTTTTTATGATTATTTGAGATATAAACATGAGATAAATCGCTGATTTATAGTGTGTATGTTGGATGAAATATGTATTTTAGCGGTGAAAAAGTGTGTGTGGATTAAAGATTGTACTCATGATAATTGATATATCTATAATTAAGTGGAATGATATGGAAACTCTTCCAGAAGAGCATAAACCTGTTTTATTGCTATGGTTTGATGATAAGTATAATGAGGTCCATGGCTCTTCTGCTATGTATGATAAAGATGATAGAGGCTTTATTGATTCTGATGCTTTTGATATTCCTCGTGTTTTTGATAATGCATTAGCTTGGGCTGAATATCCTCAATTGGTATTGTTTTAAATCACTTAAAGAAGAATCAAGTAGGGGGCACAGAACGATGTGTGTAAACTACGGCGCCCGCAAAAATATGTTGGACTGCCGATGAATAAAGGTGTTGAGGTGATTTTTATAAAATGGGAAAAACAAAACGATACGTTACACAGATTGTCTTTTGAGTTACACATGCTTGTTATTTGAACGGCTTGAATGCTATGAAAGTTACTTTGAGATAATATGATGGTGCAAATAACCAATGAATCAATAATAAAAACCCCTAGGAGGCTATTTATAACCTATTTTTATGTATAAAGCAGAGGTAGGCTATTTTTATGTGCAAGCATTTGAGAGACTGTTTGAATAGGTTGATTTCCAGTGCTGATCAATAATCTACATAGGAAAGTTTAATTGGATTGAAATGTGTTAAATTGGGATTTAGGGATACCATTAAAGATACTGTTTAGGGATACTATATTTTTCCGTAAATTGAAGGAATTATCAAGTTTAGGGATACCTTTTCAGGACTTTTATTTGCGTGTTCGGATATAGGTAATGCCTAAATTAATACCTTTTTTGCTGTTTTTTTGCGCTTTAACAGGGGGATAATGCCAGTATTACGACTGTCTTTGCAATGGCAAATCTGAGATAATATCCTGATTTATAGTATGTATATGAGGAATAAGATATATCTTAGCGGTGAAAAAGTGTGTGTGGCTGCCTTATGTTGCACAATAGGACGGATTGGCACCCACATTGGTCTCTATTAATTCACCTAAAACGTATAATAATGACACTTAACGAGTGGTTTGATAAATCAGGGATGTTTAAAGGGGTTATGATAGGCTGTGCATTCGTAATTTCGTGTAGATGCTCAATGGCTATACCCGAGATAGCCTTAAAAGCTGTAAAAATCGAACAGAGACTTAAATCGATCGAAGAGAAACTCGATAAACTTATAAAGGAAAGGAGTGAAAATAGCAAATATCCAACCACCAACTTTCCATAGATTTTGCCGAGTTTTTTCTTTTTCTAATTTATCATCTTCCTCCTTTTGGAGAGCAGTGAAGCCACCATACTTTTTAAAAGTGTGTCCTTTGGGAGTAAGAATAAATGTGATTCCTTCTTTTGATACTCTGAGTTTTACCAAACCTTCATTTTCTAGATAGTAAGCAAATGTTTCATTTACATGCTTATCCCCTGGGATGGATATAATAGAGGTATCTTGCTCGATAGTTCCTGCGGACAGGACTTTATCTAAATCTTTAGCTTTATATATAAGTTCTGCTTTTACTCCGCTATTCCTGTCTAATCTGCTTTTTATACCTTCAAGAGCTTTCACTATTTTATTAAAATCGTATTCGCTTCTTACCATAATGTGCTGTTCATATGTTTTTAATTTGAGATATACTCTTTTATTCCAATATTGCAGGCTTAAAGACTATTTAGAGGTTGTATATCTAGTTATTTTCTATATATATTCTCTTAAGTTCTTTTTTCATGGGGCAGTGACAGAGATCACATTGTCGGCATTTGGCGAAGAAGGTTTCTTTGTAGAAGCATTCTTCACAGAGTCTAAACCCTTAAGATTATCTTTGCTAACTTCTGGCTGCGATTCGTATTGAGCGAGTTTAGCTTTTAAAGCACCTATTTGTTCTTTGAGCATGCCTACTTCAGCATCTTTTTTTTCGTATAACCTATAATATGCAGCAGCTTCGCCCGATAATTCTTGTTGAACTGTCGACTGCAATGATTCTGATTGTATTTGATGGTCATCACGAAGCATGGAACCTTCACCAGAGAGCAACCACTTTAAATCTATTGTATCAGAATATTCTGATGTAGAAAAACGTCGAAAGAAGTCATAGCTTGGTGCAGACTTCATATTCATGACATCATAAACCGTTTGGGCACGTTCGTATCCAAGCTTAACAGCGAAGCCGTTACGCGTATCACCTGTATATTGCAAGATTTCCGCTATTCTTGCAGAAATTTCTGCATTTTTATTTTCTTTGTTCATATCAGAATATTCTGTAAGTTTGCAGCATGTTTAAGTGAAACAGCCTCAAAGATAAGAATAATTTTAATCAGAGTTTATATATGGAAAAGAAAATCAGACAGAAGATTGAACTGAATGCTACAGGTAAGGCTAAGTTGGCCAAGGCATTCGGTGTAACTGTGCAGAATGTAAGTCAAGCACTACTATTTAAAAGGAACAGTTCACAGGCTTGCCAAATTAGGGAAGCCGCTCTGATCAATGGCGGGTCGTTGGTACAGATTATCGATGTGACCGATGAACTAAAAAGAATAGTCAAGGTACTTGACTCTAAAGGAAACGTGAAGGAAATTATAAACTCATAAAAAATTAGATATGAAAGTAATTAGATGGATTCAGAATGTGGCCGCTACAGCTGCGTTTATTATGGCTCTCAATTTGGTTGACGGGCTTGGCGTTTCAATAAAAGATGCTTGTACGGCTGGTGTATTGTTGATTCTTTCGGTGGCTATGTTGCTGGGACGGGTTTTGGAAGAGGAAGAAAGGAGGGCTGAGTGATGGATGACGAAAGAATGATATATCGAAAGAATTTAGAGGAACACATTGAGGAACTTACGATTCTAAGGAATGAAACCGAACTATCACTACTAAAAGCAGGCTGTTTGGAATCAATTAACGAGATGACTAACAATTCGTTTTTATGGATATCTCTATTATGCCAGGAACATCCTTCTTTATATTATCAGAAAGCGATACAAGACTCTTCAGCAGAGCCTTATCTTCGGTTAGCCGGTCTTTTGGAATTCTTACTAAAAAATTCAACTCCAAAGGAACTCCTAATGCAGGGGTTGACCATCCGGATTCAGGAAAATAAATGTCACTACTGTATCTCAGGTTCAATTTCCTTAGATGATCTTTATAAATTGTGCGAACATCATCAAGTGGACCTCGACAGTACGAGTAAAAAATAATAGAGAAATAGTTCATGATTATATAATTTATTGGTTTTGATAGCTACAAAGGTAGCAAAACTATTTTGGTTCGGGATGAATAGGAATAGTGTTTTTCTCACATGCAAGATTAGAACTTTCACGAGTGGCTTACGGATTCGGGTCGGTGCCGGATGCTTGTGCAAATTTAAAATGTTTGATTATGGAAATGTTTGGTAATATACGGTGCGTGACTTTCGCTGAGTTGGTGACTCAGGGAGGAATCCTGAGTAAACCGAACTATAAGAAGAAAGTGCGTGAAGGGAAAATTCGGGTGCTTCGTCCTGGAAAGGGAAAAGGTTCTTGCGCTCTTATTGACTACGTTTCCCTTTATCGTCCCATCAAGGAGGCTTACGACACCAAGTATCCGGATGCAGAACAAAAGTTGAAAGAACAAATCAAAGAAGAAACCATGAGTGATACACTAAGAACTGATAGCAAAGCTATTGTATTCTACCGTGATAAATTTACATTATCCGATGGTAGTAGCTTGACAGATGTGAAGCAGGCAGAATATGTACTGAATGCCCAAGTGATGAATGAAATGATCCGTGTGGAGAATGAAATGAAATCGCTGCACAGGAAGAGTGGTTATTCGCACTCCAAGGAAATTTGGGAGGCTGTAATGGGTACTTGTGAGAAGCTTCGTTCGCTGTATCAGCATACGCTTCCCGGGAATGCTGCCCGCCTGCGTGAAAAGTACAATGCTTATAAGAATTATGGGTATGAGGTATTAGTCAGCGCTAAGAATGGTAACCAAAACACTCGAAAGATCGGGCCGATGGAAGGGCGCTTGCTGTTGAAACTGAAACGTAGTAAGTTTCCTGTCTATACTGACTCTCAGATATTTGAGGAGTACAATCGTCAGGCGATAGAACGTGGATTGAAACCTATCAAGTCCATGACTACTCTTCGCAATTATCTGTATGATCCCGCTGTGATGCCACTTTGGTTTGCTGCCGTATATGGGATGCAGAAGTGGAAATCGAAATACTCTTCTTTATTGAAGACACAACTTCCGCAGATGCGTGATGCTCTTTGGTATTCCGATGGTACTAAGCTGAACCTGTACTATAAAAATGCGGATAATAAAATGTGTACCACTTCTGTTTACGAAGTTCTTGACGCTTATAGTGAGACGCTAATAGGCTACGATATCGCTCCGAAAGAAACTTTTGACAGTCAGTACCGGGCTTTCCGGCAGGCAGTAGAATTCGCTGGTGTTCGTCCCTATGAAATTGTAAACGACAATCAGGGTGGACATAATAAGCTGGCGGCGCGAGGATTCTTCGACAAGATTGCTATCCTTCATAAACCTACCATGCCATACAACGGTCAGAGCAAAACAATAGAAAGCGTCTTCGGACGGTTCCAGCAGCAGATACTTCATAAAATATGGTATTTCACCGGGCAGAACGTGACAGCCGTAAAGATGAACAGCAAGCCCAATCTTGAATTCATAGAAAAGAATGCTTATGCTCTTCCTACTTTGGAAGAAGTGAAAGAAATATACCGTCAATGCCGTGAGGAATGGAACAATGCCGCTCATCCGGCTACCGGTATCGCTCGCATTGACATGTACCGCATGAGTGAGAATCCGGAAATATCACCCGTGCAGCCGGTTGAACTGATTCAGATGTTCTGGCTCACAAGTGCCAAAGAGGTGACCTACATCAATGCCGGGCTGAAAATAGAGATCGACAAGCAGAAATATGAGTACGAAGTCTATGGCGAAGACGGGCTTCGTAATGAACAATGGGCGCTTCGCAACATAGGACGCAAGTTCCGTGTGATGTATGATCCGATGGATATGACCCGTATTGAACTTTGGGAACCGACCGCTTCCGGATTGAAATACAGTATAAGCGCAACTCCGCGGACCGTCATCAACCGTGACACACAGACTCGAACCGCTGATCAGACTTCCTTCATGCGTCGAACTGTCGACCAAAATAAGGAGACAATGGCGCTGATCCAACTCAGCACAGAAGATTTCGATCTGGACGAATCCATCGCAGCCGAACTCTTTAACCTCTCTACTCCGCAACCGAAGAATGTGAGCGAAAAGAAAATGGAGGAAGTACGTGAGAAATATGAAGCTGGAACGCTACAGTCCCCCATATCCTTGCCGGAAAAACTGGCGATTGAGGAAGAGGATGACGGCACGGAACTGGCATATTCCACTACCGGAGAATATACCAAAGTGACTTCCAATCTCACATTTGATGATATCGACTGCCTTGAACGCTATTAGAATGACGAAAAATAACAGTTTAAACAATATACGAAACAATGAAAGAATTAAGCCTTGAGCATAAGAATGCTATCCGTGACGCACTGAGTGCCTACTGTGACAACTACCTGTCCCGTAACCGTGCGGCTGAAAGCCTGAACGGTGTGAGTGCCGCCACTGTATCTACCATAGTGAACAGTAAATATACCAATATCTCTGACGACATGTTCATTCGCATTGCCACGCAGATCGGATTCAGTTTCGATTGTTGGGAGATTCACGAAAGCGTAGCCTTCAAAGAAATATCCTTCATGATGACTGATGCACAGATGTATAAGAACGTCACATGGATTGTAGGGGATGCTGGGTGCGGAAAGACTACCGCTGCTATCGACTATCGCAAGAAGCACCGGAACGTTTTTTATATCCTTTGCTCCGAAGACATGAAGAAAAGCGATTTCGTACGTGAGATATCCAAACAGGTGGGCGCTCCTACCGATGGGACCAATCTTCGGGATATGCTGGAGTATGCCATTTCCATGATCGCCTTTTTAGGTAATCCGCTTATTATTTTCGACGAAGGCGACAAACTGACGGATAGTGTATTCAACTACTTCATTTCCATTTATAATCGTTTGGAAGGTCATGCGGGAATCATTTTCCTTTCTACCAACTATATCAAACGTCGCCTGGAGAATGGGCTCCGTTATAACAAGAAGGGTTATAAGGAAATATACAGCCGTATTGGCCGTCGTTTCTTCGAGGTAAAAAGCACGACCCAAAACGATATTCACGCCATCTGCCAGGCTAACGGGCTGACGGACGAAGCGGAAATAAAGAAAGTATTGAAAGACGCAGAGGCTAGCGAGAACGACTTGCGACGGGTGAAACGCTGTGTACATAGCCGCAAACGTATCATGGATGCACGTGCCAGGAAAGGAGAAGCGGAATAATGGGGAGAGCCAAATCGGTGAGCGAGTTATTGGCTACGAAGATTGAGACTTTCCCTTTTCGGGATGAATGGTATGACGCTTTCGGCGAGCCTGAACGGAAAGGTATCTGGATAGTCTGGGGAAACTCAGGAAATGGAAAGACCACTTTTGTAGTGCAGCTTTGCAAATACTTGTGTCAGTTTGAACGGGTAATTAATGATAGTCTTGAAGAGGGAGTCAGCCTGACAATGAAAAACACACTGTTACGATGCGGAATGCTGGAAGTGAACCGTCGGTTTCTTCTTCTTGACAATGAGCCGATGAAAGATTTGAGTGAACGACTGTTGCGACGAAAATCTCCGGGAATTGTGGTGATTGACAGTTTCCAGTATACGCAGATGACGTATAAGCAATATATCACCTTCAAGGAAAAGCATAAAGACAAGCTGATTATTTTCGTAAGCCATGCGGATGGAAAGCTTCCTTCCGGGCGTAGTGCCCGTAGCGTGATGTACGATGCTTCCCAGAAAGTTTACGTAGAAGGATACAGGGCTTTCAGCAAGGGGCGGTTCAACGGACCAAAAATGCAGATTGACGTATGGCCAGAAGAAGCTGAAAAATACTGGGGAGATAAATATCAACGATAATAAAAGTTAGAGTTATGAGAACAACAAAAGATAAAGCAATCAGTCCGCAACAGATGAAGGCTTTGCACGCTACTTTTCATCGAATTGGTATGGACGATGATGCTCGTCACGACTGCATTTCTTCTTTTACGGACGGGAGAACGCAGAGCAGCAAAGAGCTTTCTTTCGATGAAGCTCGCAGATTATTAGCATCACTCAACGAGGATCAGGCTGAAAAAGCACGTGAGGAAGCGAAGAAGTTGGTAAAGGCTATTTTCTGTTTGTCTTTTCAGATTTCCTTTCTAAATAAGGGATACACAAATGATACACAGGAAGAATTTCAAATGAATATCGCTAAGCTGAATGTCTTTGCCCGCAGCAAAAGTGCCTCACGAAAGAATGTGTCTGAGATGTATCCGTCTGAGTTAAAAGCATTCAAGAAACAACTGGAAGCCATCGCATATAACGAAAACAATAAATCTAAAAACAAAAGATCATGAGAAAGAATCAGGAAATAAATAAGGCGGTTGCCATTCTTCGTAAGAAGGGTGATCTCGTTAGCCTGGAACAGGCCTCGGTTCTCAGTGACAGACTGAATGAACGAAGTGTCTTCGATAAGTATGTAGCAGGTGTGGCAGAAGCAGACCGTAGTGAAGGTATTTATTATGCTTGTCGTGACGCAGCACGATTCTTGAAAGGAGAATTGACGCTGGACGAACTAATTCCGGATCATGAACAGGAAGATGATATTGAACCGGTAGAAGAGATGATCACTATAACCGCTTCAGAATTTAGGGAGTTGTTGAGACGTGTGGAACGTCTGGAACGCCGTGCAGGATTACAGAAAAAAATATCTGCAACCAAGCGGAAAAGAGTTGAAGACATCTCTACTGATGATTTGATTTCGCAGATAGATGCCTGCAAATATATCGGATGCAGCAAGACTACTATCAAACGTTGGGCGGACAACGGATTTATAACGGGATATCAGAAGGGACTGAATGTTTATTACAGCAAGCGTGAACTGAATCGTAGTGTTGTAGTAAAAGAACATAGGCTAAACAGAAAGGAGGCGGAACATGAATAATGAATCCGACTACTGCATGTCCTACCGCATGTCGGAGGCACAGCGACTTGAATTACAGATCATCCGGGATGAAGAACGGTGGAGTACCCTCTTTGATACTCTGATGGAACGCGACCTGATAGAGCCTTCGAAAGAGACAGACAGACTGCTGGAAGATTGGAATAATCTGAATACCCGTATCGAAATGAACCGTACCCGTCTTGCTCTATTGAAATCCTCCTCGGAACTGACGGAAGAAGAAAAGAAACGTCGTCCCGGACCGGGCGGCAGCGAAAGATTTAATATAAAGTACTGAATCAACATAGTATAAACGATCAAAAAACAAGTTTTATGGCAAAGACAAGAGTTAAAAAAGTAGTGATCTCCGGCATTACATCGGAGCAGGCGGAAATCGCCTTCAGTGAATTTGCAACGGCGGATGCCAAGGTGCAGAATATCCAGAGTAAAATGGATATGGAGATCACCCGTATTCGTGACAAATATGCGGATATATTAGCAGAACAACAGGCTATCCGGGAAAAGAACTTCGAGATCATGCAGACATTCGCTACGGAATATCGTGAAGAGTTGTTCTCCAAACGTAAAAGTTACGAAAGTGCTCATGGGACATTCGGTTTCCGTACAGGAACTCCGAAACTTAAGAATGTCAAAGGCTTTACCTGGGCATCTGTCACCAATCTGGTGAAGGAATTTCTTCCCGGTTATATCCGGGTGAGTGAGGAACTGGCAAAGGATCGTCTTCTTGCTGATCGTGATAAGGAGGAAGTTGCCGGGCAATTATCCAAATGTGGTATGGTTGTAGTACAAGACGAAACATTCTATGTGGAACCAAAGAAAGAAGATCAGGCGTCCTAAATACTCATATGCTCCCGTCGGTAGCCGGTGGGCAGTTTATCACTGGTTGGAGATAGGGGATATCGTCACGGTAGACAAGGTTGGTGAATTCCCCACCAGTGAAGAAGCACGCAAAGAATGCTACCGGCTTAACGGCTGGAAATATGAGGAACCTGAAAAGCGAAAGAATAACCTCAAGTATTAATAATTAAACAATTTATAATTATGGGAATGCACACATGGTTTGAATGTCGTATCCGTTACGAAAAGGTAATGGAGAACGGAATGCAGAAGAAAGTAACGGAACCTTATCTGGTGGATGCTCTCAGCTTTACAGAAGCGGAAGCACGGATTATCGAAGAGATGACTCCATTTATATCCGGAGAATTTACAGTATCGGATATAAAACGTGTAAATTACAGTGAGCTGTTTCCAAGTGATGATGAAGCTGATGACATTTGGTTCAAATGCAAATTAAGCTTTATCACATTAGATGAAAAGAGCGGAGCAGAGAAACGCACCTCTACTTATGTATTAGTACAGGCTTCTGACTTGGGGCGTGCAAAGAAGAACCTTGATGCTGGAATGAAAGGCACGATGGCAGAATACCAAGTTTCATCGGTGACGGAGACGGCTATCATGGATGTCTATCCTTATACTGCACCGGAAGAAAAATCCGAGTTCAAGGATGAAAAAGCGAACTGATGAAATGAGACTTGTGCCACCGTTGGCATCCGCTTTGGTGGCACAAGTTTATGAGAGCAAACTTCCGGTTTCGCTCATCATCCATCGGAAAGATCACACGGGTATGATTCCTGTAACGGCAGAATATGAAGATGGATATAATGATGCGTTTGATCAACTAGTGACAGATGTCGCACGAAAATTGAAATCTTTATGAGCAAGAAACAACAAACCTTATTGATTACTCCACCTTTATTGTCAAAGGAACATCCTTATGAAATGGAGACATTTACCGGATTTGAGTGCAGTAACTGTCACGGTAACGGTTGGATTCTAGCATTGGGAGAACGTAACGAAACAGTGAGAAACACGTGCCCTGTCTGTGGAGGTAGCGGAAGATTAAAAGCGGTGGTAACCACAAAGTGGATACCGGATAAGAAAGAAGAATAACTAATGACATAAAAATGAACAGCCAAAGCAGTATTAGCAGTATCACATTTGGTCCGTGAGGCAAAGCCAAGAAAGGACTATATCAATCACTTCCGGCAATCGAAGCCTCTTGAAGGAATTTATCTTTCAGACTTTATCCGGGAAACAGTTGAAAGGAAATCACGGCGCAAGCCGTCAAACTCACTGGCTGTTTACAGTGCCCTGATAGGACATATAAACAGTTTTTCCGCAGAATACGATTGTGACATATTCACCAATTCCGTCACAGAAGAGTTCATTGAAGATTTTATCATTTACCTTGAGAATGTTGGTTTGCGGCATAACACGATTGTAGGTTACATTATGAAATTACAATCTATGGTTCGCAAGGCTTCACAGTACAATTATGCCGTCGACCCTACTTATAATCAAATAGACTTGCATCTGGAAGATACTTTTGCAGTCTTCTTGAGCATGAATGAGATTACGCGCATCTATTATTATAAGTTCAGGAAACAGGATAGCAGAAGGGCGAAGGAGAAGATACGTGATCTGTTCGTTGTTGGTTGCTTGACAGCATTGCGTTATTCGGACTATTCAACGCTGACGCTTGACAACTTCCAGAACGATTTTATCGTGAAGCGTACAAAGAAGACCAATGTCACCGTGAAGGTTCCAATGCATGATTATGTTCGCGAGATTATAGCCAAGTATGGTGGTAATATCCCTAACGGACTTTGCATTCAGTACTTTAACAAATATCTTAAACTGATCATGCGCGAAATTGGATTGACAGATAAGATTACCTACTCATACACAGTAGGTGGTAAAATAAAGACTGTGACAAAAGAGAAGTGGGAACTAATCTGTAGTCACACCGCACGTCGTTCAGCCGCGACAAACCTTTATTTGACAGGAAGAATGAAGACGCTAGAGATAATGCGACTTACAGGGCATAAGACAGAACAGAACTTCTTCAGGTACATTCGCTTGACGAATGATGATACGGCAAGATCAATAAGCGGAGATATGTTTTTTAGAAAGTAATAACCGGACGTTTGCCTGCCATCAGGCAAACGTTTAAATAAATACAATAATGAATAAAGATAATATTATTCCATCGATGACGCATCCTTATGGGATGTGTTGGCAACAGCCGCCAACCTACCTGATACTAATTGATGATACTCATGCAGTGATGAGTAGACTTGATTTTGAAATACTCATGGATTATACTCGTTCTCAACCGTCAGCTCTCTATAATGGTAAATGTGGAAAGCACAATATGAGAATGAAGGTGCGTTGAAATGGTTTCTTTGCTATTGTTTCAATGAGAATGAGAAGACGAATGAGATAGACATTGCATATCGTGAAATTTTGATAATTGACTAATAACAATAAAGAAAGGAACTAACTATGGGATTTACAACACCATGTTTTATTAGAAAAAACACTGAAAGATTAAGAGAGTCTTTGAAACGTTTAGGGATTAGACCACTTCTTTCTAATGAAAGATTAAATGCTATTGGAGACAACATTAAAGTATATCATGGGAGAGAAGCCGTTTTCTCTTGCTCCTATTCGCAGGAATTATATGGACATTTTCTTGATTGCGGGACAAATGAAAATTTATTTCTTGCTATTGCCGCATTAAGAGATGACACAGACCATAATCAACTCTTTGTTAATGACAAAGGAGATTGGGGTATATATCGAGACGGTTCTGACGGAGGATTACCCGGAATGGATTTTTATGGAATGCCTAACGACCTTAATGTGGACAATTATCATAAGGCTACAGTAGAAGAGCTAATCGAACACTTTAAAGGAAAGGAGGAAATATGAAAAAATCTAAGAAGAAAGAAATTACACTTGAGTTGGTTAACGACATTCCATCTTTGATAAGAATACAGGAATTATCCCTAATAGAGTTAAAGAAGAGTGTTCGTAATCAACAAGTGATAGACTTTCAGGAGGACATTCTAAGAGTCTTAAAGGCTGTCAGTAAAATAGATATGATAAAATTAGATGAAAATTAATATGAAACAGACATTAGAAGAAGTTGCAAAAGAAAATATCTTGTTTAACCATAGAACGGTTGATCGTACTTTATCAGGTAGTAACTTAGCGCAATTTGGGATAACAAATTTTATTCAAGGCGCTGAATGGCAGGCAAAGCAATCCCCGTGGGTCAGCGTAAAGGATAGGTTACCGGAATTAGGAGATCCTGTATTAATCAGGCTTAAAGATGGTACAGTGAGGCTTGCAGTTTTGGATACAGACGATAATAGCGATGCATATTTCTGGAGTGATAATTATTCCTATGAAACGATTAGCGGTTGTGATACAACTCATTGGATGCCAATTCCTCCTCTTGAATCAAATGATAACGAATAACCGATAAAGAAATGAAAATAAGATTAGCAGAAAAGATTCTTTATGTTACTTCTGTATTTGGGAATTGGGATAGTAATTATCAGCCCTATTCCGTTCCACAACAGCAGAAGGCTTTGAAAACTTTGAAAATCCCAATGGATATTAGAAGATCAATGTTGGAATACGGAGTATATGGAAAGATTCCGGTTGAATACAGAAAGTATAATCCGATTGAAATATCGCAAATCATGCTTAGTAAAAATATGAATCCTGCCTCTATAAAAGAGTTCCGTAGGTGTATGAAGCAGATTCTAGGCAAATAACTCAAATTAATGTACAAATGGTAACGAATTAGAAAGAAAGGAGATTAACAATGAATGATACTATACAGTCACAAACTGTTTCTATAAAGGGGATAAATGATGCTGTAGCATATATTGATTTCTGTGATGGAGATTTATGTGTTTCAGTTGTAGTAGAAGGCAAGCAAGCAGACTTTGCTTTTGAGCCTGTTACTTTGAAAATGTTTGCCCATGCTTATAAGTTACATTGTGAGGAACTAAAGAAAGGAGAATTAGATGAATAATATATTTACAATTTGCTATTCAGAAGAAGAAGCTAACGAAATTGGACATTTCATAATGCGAAAAGGCTATGAAGGTGTTCAAAATGATAGTTACAGATATTGTCGTGAAGCGATTTGGTGGGCCTTTAAAGAAGCTAAAAGTCATCATTCGGGTTTCATATATGTTGGCGTTAGAGGTTGTCAAATGATTGTGTCCAAGACTAAAAGGGGACTTCGCAGAAACGGACTTAAATACATCGAGAAGAAACGAATGTTTTACAAATTATTGAGTAGATATTAAGTAAATTAAACTTATAAAGGATAAGTTATGTATGTAACAAGAGACAAAGACGGTGATTTGTGCCTTTTCAATGCACGACCCGTAAAGATTGATGAGTGTGGATATTGGCAACCAGCCAAAACTATGATTGATTGGATTAAACTTGATACCGCCCTGTTTCCCGAAGTAAGTTGGGAAGATGACGAGCCGACAGAAGTGGAATTAGTGAAGAAAGGAGAATAACTATGCCAACAATACTAAGAGAAACTTATCCAACAGCCAAGAAAGAACATAGGTGTGAGTTTTGTTGTGAAAAGATAGCGATAGGACAAAAATATGTCCGTCAGACAAATATCTATGATGGAACTATCTATGACTTTGTCACACATCAAGAATGTAATGAGGTAGCTCATGAATTGAATATGTACGATGATTGTGATGATTCAGGTTTAGACGGAGACTCTTTTCGTGAAAACTTGAACGCATACGTATATGCCAACCATTACGATGAACACACAGATGATGTTTATACCAGTTGGCAATTGAATCATTATGAGATAGCGAAGAAAATATTGAAAGAACTTAAAACGGAGAATTAATTATGGACGAAAAATTTGTAACATTGGATACTTTCAAGTCGCTGACAGAGAAAGGATTCAGTAGTTATCATTACCCTACTCAGTCTGTCGCTCAAAAGTGGCTACGTGAAACCAAGAACCTGCATATTTCCATCGTTAGAAATGCTTGCGGTTATGGTTATGATATATGCAAAGCTGATAATGGAACTTTTATAGCTGCCGATATATTTGACGGCCCTAACGATGGTGGTCAGTGGGATACTTACGAAGAAGCATTAGAAGCTGGAATACAGAAAGCGTTAAAAATAATGGAGGTATAAAATGAATCGTACAATAAAATTCAGAGGGAAGTCCGTCTTAAATGACGAATGGATTTATGGTGATTTAGTTCATAGAATTAATAGCCCAAAAACAATTTCTCCGGTACAAATCAATGGTATTGGTGTTAAAGAAGATACCGTAGGTCAATTCACCGGCTTGTATGACAAGAATGGCAAGGAGGTCTATGAACATGACTACATTTCTATAAATTATAAACGCGAAGGTATAACTGTTAACGATCGTGTTGTTATCTCTGATCGGTATTATATCTGTAAGGGAGAAGTTATTTATGTGGATCGGTATTCTTATTTTGGATTGCGTCCGGGCAAAGTGAGATATATCATGAAAGATTTTTTGAATGAGTGCCCTTATCCTACAATTCCTCTATCTCGTTTTGATTTGAAATGTGATAGTATTGAAGTGTTGGGCGATGTTTTTGATCACCCTGAATTAATCAAGGAGGAATAGCCATGCTAACAAGTGAAGTATTAGACTTAATAGTTAAAATAGCATTGTTTTTTATTAATGCTACAACCGTTGCCTTTATCTTAATCATGATAAGCAAATGGCATGGGCGCATGGAGAATAAGCTGAACGATATACAAATGTATATTCAGCATGTAACGGACCGTAACGACATTGTATACATCAATCAGCTTGAAAGCCTCAAAAGAGAGCTTATAAAGGCTGAGCGTTACGAAGATGTAGAAAAGATAAGCAAGTGTATTGAACGGGAATACGATTATCTTAAAAGAAAGATGGAAGACAGAGAACAGATAATTAATCCTTTAAAATGATCATGAACCAAGAAATAGACAATAACCTTTTGGCGGAATGCTTGAAGGCTGCAATGAAGGTAGAGTATATAAGCAACAGCAGGGAGCTTAAGATGTACACCTATGCTCTGTACAACGCTCATATGTGGGCGAGAAAAGCAAAATAAAAGAGGACCACCGAACCACCAGATAGATCCTCTTTTCTCAATTCATAGTACAAATATACTATTAATTTCTAAACTATAGTACTATGATCGAGCAAATTTCAGAAGCTAAATCTATTAGAGAGCTTCAAATGTCATTGTCTCAAAGAAAAGATTTAATATCCACTCCTGTATTAACCAGTCTTATTCACATTGAGCACATATATTCAATGTTTAATTATATAGAATCGTACAGAAATTCTAAAGCGATTAAGGGAAGTATTATCCAAAAAAAACGTTTTTGTTTTGTTATTTTGCGTCTGTATTCTCCTGCTACTATATTATTTGATGAACAACTTCCCAAAGGGCTTAGAAAAGGAATAGCAAAAGCTATTAATGTAAATTGCCTACCATCAATTTCGCACTATTGCGATAGTGTTATTTCTTACTATAAGACTTATAAGGATTTTAGGGAAGAACTGGATTACCTTTACACTGAGATTATGTATCATTTGGAGGCTGAAAAAATAATAAGCTAAAAACATGGCGAAATTATCTGTTAAGCAAGAAAACTTCTGTAATTACTACCTCGAGTGCGGTAATGCATCTGAGGCTTATCGTCGTGCGTATTCCTGCTGTAGCAAATCAGATAAGGCTATTGGAGTTGATGCATTTAAGTTGCAAAATAACCCTAAGATTGCCCTAAGAATAAGGGAGCTCCAGGAAGAACAAAAAAGTAAATCTGATATTACTAAGGAAAAGATACTATATGAATTGTCAAGTATCGCTTTTTCCTCTATTGCGGATATGCACAACAGCTGGATAGAAAGAGCTGAATTTGATAAACTTACTCCAAGGCAAAAGTCTGCTATAAAAAGTATAGCAACAAAGATTTTAAAAAAGAATATTGGCACAAGTGATGATTCAGAAATTGTGGATGTGGAATATGTGAAAATAGAGCTTCATGATAAATTAAAAGCCATAGAACGCATTTGTAAGATGTTAGGTTGGGATGCGCCGGAAAAGATGGATGTTACTTCTAACGGATCGTCAATAGCTCCTCCAGCTAACGTTAATGTCAATGTGGTTTATAATAAAAAAGAGGATTTGGAACTGCAGGATAAGCAAACTAATTTGAATAATAGTGGGAGTTGCTGAACTAAATATAAATTGCACACCTGTTTTTCATAGGGCCATGTCTGCTTTGGAGAGTAACAGGTTTAATGTCTATGTATTCGAAGGGGGATCACGCTCATCAAAAACATATTCACTTATACAATTTTTTATTGTTTATGCAATAAATAACTGGCAACGTTCAAATAGAATCGTAATTGCTAGAAAGAAAGGGACATGGCTATCTTCAACAGTGTGGACCGATTTTAAAAACATACTTCTTGAAACGGGATTATACAATGATTGCAAGATTAACAACACCTTAAAAACGATACAAATGTATTCTACTTCATTTGAGTTTGTGGGGCTTGATGATGTTCAAAGGCTGCATGGTCTGACTTCTGATATCTTTTGGATAAATGAGGCGATGGAAGCTTCTAAAGATGATTTTGACCAGTTAGAACAAAGATGTGCGCGGTTTTCAATACTTGATTATAACCCTTCGGCAGAAGAGCACTGGATATATGACAATGTATGTACACGTGAAGATTGCTACTTTGATCATTCAACGATGTTGGATAATCCATTTATTCCAGCCAATATGAAGCGCAAGATTGAATCATATGAACCTACAGAGTATAATTATTCGCAAGGGACTGCAGATAAGAGAAAATGGCTTATATATGGATTAGGAAAGAGGTCTAAGATCGAAGGTCTTATCTTTGAGAACTATACAATTATTAAAGAAGTACCTATTTGGGTAAAACGCAGGTGGTATGGGCTTGATTTTGGATACTCAAATGATCCTACTGCTTGTTCTGAAAATGGCTTTTTAGATAATGCTATTTATATAGATGAAAAATTTTATGAAACAAACCTTCTTTCTACTGATATCATCAAGAAGTTTAAGAGGATGCCTAGATTGAAAATATGGTCAGAAAGCGCTGATCCACGTTTGATCGCTGAAATATATAATGCGGGATTTAATATACAGCCAGTCGAAAAATATCATGGATCGGTAGAAGCAGGAATCGATTTTATGAAATCAAAGAAACTGTATATAACCGAGAATTCCATTAATGCTAAAAAAGAATTGGATAATTACACGTATCAACAGGATAAGAATGGCAAATGGCTTAACGTTCCTGTAGATGATTATAATCATATTATTGACGAAGTGCGCTATTGTTGTATGATGGAATTGATGGGAAGAAAGCAGGTTTCAAAAGGTTTAGAAGCGTTTAATCATTAAAAATATATAGCTATGACATTAGAGGACATTTTAGCACTAGAAGATGTAGATCAGAAGATCGGATATTTAAAAAAAGGACGGAGAACAGAGGAACCTAACACCTGTGAAAACTGGAAAGATTGGAATGCTGATTTGCATGAAATCATTGTGGATAAAGAAAAATATCCTGATATAGAAATTGTGGAAGAAAAAGGAAGAGAAGAATGGGATGATACTAACGGCAAAAGCATTACCATTCCTCCTAAAAAACGTACAGAACCGTGTAACCGCATCTCTATCCCGCTGGAGCAAGATATAACTAATATTCAAACGGCATTTACGGTAGGAACTGAACCTAAAATGGATTGTTCTCCATCTAATGAAAGCGAAAAAGGTCTTTTTTATGCAATTCAGCAAGTCCTCAAAAAAAATAAGATTCAATACCAAAACAAGCGTATAGTTCGTTCATGGCTGTCTGAACAGGAATGTGCCGAATATTGGTATGCGGTAAAAGATGATTCTTTTTGGCTCAAATTTTGGAATAAGATACAAAAAACTTTTGGGGGTAAGGTGAGGCCTCAAAATAAACTGCGTAGTGTCATCTGGTCTCCTTTTAGAGGAGACAAACTTTATCCGTTCTTTGATGATGCGGGAGACTTAGTTGCTTTTTCTCGTGAATATAAGAAGAAGGATTTAGATGATGTAGAAATTGTTTGTTTTCAAACAGTTACTTCCAGTCATGTTTACCATTGGGAGAATACAAATGGATGGGAAGCTGTGGAGGAAAAATCCTTCCGGCATGGTTTTAGAAAACTCCCTGTATTGTATGGTTATCGTCCGGAAACTTACTGTCATAAAATAAAGACCATACGTGTACGAATCGAAAAGATATTATCTAGCTATGCCGATTGTATAGATTACCATTTCTTCCCATATTTAATGCTTTTTGGCGATGTCTCTAACTTCACAGGGAAGAAACGCAACAGGATCATACAATTAACCGGAGAAAAAGCGAATGCTCAATATCTGACCTGGAACCAAGTTCCGGATACAGTTAAGCTGGAACTTGAAGGGCTTACTAACAAAGCATACGATTTAACTAACACTCCGCGAATATCTCCACAGGAGTTAAAAGGGCTTGGCAATGCTATTTCAGGAAGAGCTTTTAGATACATCTTTATGGGTGCACATATGGCTGTTTCGAATCACGCAGAAGTAATAGGGGAGTTCTTTCAGCGTAGAATCAACTTTCTTGTGTCTGCTTTAGCTGATGTCAATCCTTCGGAGTTCAATAAAGCTTCACAGACTATCGACATAGACGTAGACTTGGTCCCATATATGATTGATGATATTGACGAACGGGTAACAACGGCAGTTAGCGCAATAAATGGTAAGGTTTGGTCTCGGAGAGAAGGTATATTGTTTGCCGGTAATGCCGAAAGGGTAGACGAAGTTCTAAAAGAGATCGAAGAAGAGGAAAAAGGGGAAAAGGAATCAGACAAACAGACCAAAAATGAGACTACTTAGTCAGAAAAATCACGGGGATTATACAAAAATAAGAGGAAAAATAGGACAATCCTGCCTCGAAGCAAGGGTGGGGTTGTCCTGCCTCGAAGCAAGGGTGGGGTTGTCCTGCCTCGAAGCAAGGGTGGGGTAACAATATTTTACAGAGTGAGGCATGGTAGAAATTTGTGTATTGATATTTTACCAAACAGCCCACTTGAAAGTGGTAAGGTTATGGTAAGGGTAATTAAGCAATAACGGCAAGATTACGGCAAGGCCTTTTGATATATCTTAGAATTTTACAAATCCTTCTATTCTGTAAGGCTTGAATACAACACCTTCTCCATTCTTGTTATTCTCAATTGTTTCACCTTCAAAAATAACAGCCTTACATCCTTTAGAGTAATAAGCAAACATGTTTGCATATCTGGCAACCTTTCTCTCAATCTCTGACTTAGAAAGTCCTACTAAGTCGATTGAGAATCCACACAGACCCGCAAGCTCTACAGCTTTATCCATGCTGCCTGTTTTAAACAAAGAGGTTCCTCTTCTCAGATCACCTTCAGCGTCTTCTGTAAAACGAAGGAAGTACTCATTGCAAGGATTAATATTAATATTTGATGTTTCAACTGATTCAGATTCTTCTGCCTCTTCAAACTCAACAACAACTTCATCATCACCTTTTAATGAATCAATTGCTTCAAGGATAATAGAAGTAGCAACCTCATCTCTTGTATTGTCATAGATAGACTCTTCATTCTCAACATCAAACTCGTATTCTTCAGAAGTCTTACGATTGCGACAGCCTTCGATGATATTCCCTCTTACTCCGAAGAATATATTTTCACCTCTTTCTTTAGCGATTGTTTTTGCTGCTTCTACGATTTCGTTGATGTTTAAAGTCTTCATAATTTTTTTATTTTTATTACTTTATCTCTTATTTGATGTTACAAAGATAAGCATTATTGTGATACGCTCCAAACAAAACAGGGAAAATATTGTGATTTACTACATCTTTTAACGATTAAAGGAGTAATTGTTACCTCCTCTTATCTATTCCAGCATTGTTGATGATCCTGTAAATCGTCTGCTCTGACTTTACCCCGGTTTTTGACATTATCTCTTTGATCTTTCCTCCTGACAGATACAGGTCTATCACCTGTTTTTCCTGCTCTTCGGTGATCTGTTTCCCGTTCCGGAGAGGGATCTCCCTTCTCCTTAAGATCGCCATCACGGTTGTCTGGGAGATGTTAGCATACGTCGCTATCTTTCTAAGTGTCCATCCATCCTTATATTGCTGACAAACAAGCAGTTCTTCTCGGTCTGTGATAATCTTTCCTCTTTTTTTACTCACTTTTTCCATGTTGTTTATTTTTTGTTTTACAAAGAATTTACAAGCAGTCTGTACGCAGACTCTTTGGCCGCCAAATGCTTATCTTCGTTTTCATCGTCATCACACCAATCCCAGATCTCAGAGTCCGTACAATGCACTGAGATACCCAAACCGCTTAATACATACTGTCCGTAACCTGTTTTCTCGATAGTAATTGCCTCGTTGTTAAATTCAAACGTCTTCATAATCTTTGTTTTTATATTGTTATTACTTTATCTCTTATTGATGTTACAAAGATAGTAATTAATGTGATATGCTCCAAATAAAACGGAAGAAATATTGTGATTCACTACATTATTTAACATTGGGGCATAAAAAAGGGCAGCCCTAAAGCTACCCTTTCCCGCTGATTGGCGTCAACTTCAGTGCCGGACCGAAATCCCCTGACTTAATTAAGCATATTGGATATTTTGATTAATTTCTTTACAAATTCTTCTTCGTCTTCGAATCCGGAACAAGCGAAGTCCCGGAAAGCTCTGATAACCTTCATGCATGCAACTCCCTCGATAGGCTTGTATTCGCACTCGAAAGTGCTCATTCGTGGAATCTCAATCAAAGAGAATCTGTACCTTTGCTTCTTGCTGAACTTGAATCCGTTAGGATAATACTTGTCTGCCAGCTTCCTTATCCCTTCTACGAACAATTCTTTTGCGTATTCCTTGCTGTTTTCCGTGTAGCGGGAATATTCCCTTACGAACGGGATTATCTTTGAAATAAAAGCCGGAAATGTGGCTTCCTCGAATGGCATATAGCTCTGTACTTCGTTGTATATCTTATTTATCTGTCTACTTTGCTTCGATGTGAAATAATTCTGTTTCATAACTTTTTGATTTTTCGTGTATTCTTTTGATTTTTCAATGCAGTTGTTCGGAATTTCCGAATAACCACACACCGATGTCACACCAGTGTTACACCCAGGTGTACACCTAGGGGTAAATTATGCAACAATATTAAGTAGCATTTAATAGCGTGAATTAATTACGCTATTAAATACCACTTAATAGCATATGGAAAAGAGGATTAGGCGGCTCTTTCATCTTTAAATATCTTATGAAGGAAAGCCCTCCCTAATTCAGTCCATACGGTTATCGTATTGGTTCCTATACTTCCGTCTGATCGAGTGAACTGACTTGTTCTTGTTTTCGTGTACCCGTTTTCACTATATCTAGCTGTTAACATCCATTGCCCGGACTGGTAAAACATGACTCCCTTTCCTTTTAGAGACTTGTGAAGCTGCTCGGCTGTTCTCAATGACAGTTCCTTCGCCATCTGGGTAGATGTGTAGGTGTTGACTGATTGAAGCACATTATCTACATATTGCACTTTCGGGACTGTTTGTTTGATTTCGTTCGCAAGGCAGGCATTTTGTTGTTCAAGCATCGCTTTCTCCGCTTTGGCTTGCTCTAGGCGTCTGTTTAGTACTTGCATGGCGTAGGCTATTGCTTCATCGTCATTAGAGACGGTCGTTACTCCGGTCTTTAGGAGTTCTTTGATACGGTCATTGCACCATATAGCAAAAGCAGGAGATAGCCAACGAGCAAATTCCATTGCGACATCTTCATGCATCCATGTGCCAGAATTATTGCCACCTTTCGTAACTTGCACTAAATCAGCCAAAGTGCTTTTTCTCACTTTGGATAATTCGTTTAGATATTCTATTGATGATTGGTTTTGCAACCAATCAATAGGGCGTTTTTCAAATGGCTTTGCCATCTGTGTAGCATTTACCATCACATTTTCGCCACTCATAAAAGAAATTTGACTACCTTTGTAGTCGTAAACTACTGATGTATTCATATAATTAAGTTGTTTATGGTGAGCAGGTGCTACGAACGCCTGCTCACATCGTTAATTAATCTCCTACGTAATGAGCACCCATGTAACCTCTGCTGCTAGGATTATATATCTCCCCTGAGAAGTTATACCTTACCACCTCTGCCGGCCTACTGTTTTTAAGAGATTCTAGTCTCTTTTCCTCTTCAGCTTTGCGTTTTGCGTCCGCTTCCTGTCTGGCTACGTCCAGTTTGGCAAGTCTCCAAGTTGATTTTAGGACCTCGCCGAAGGTCTTACCTTGTTTCTTACCTATATACTTGTAGGTTCTATGTGCGGTGCGCATTATTTCTGATAAGTTGTAGCGTTTCATATATCTTTAGTTATATCTAAATTATTATGATGCAAATATAGACATATCTAAATAATATAGCATTGATTTTACGTATAAAATATGTTAATGATTAAGGTCTGCCTAAATTTTGTGTGGTATATATACTAGAAATAACTAAATAATTGTATTTTTGCACTCAAATAATAAAATTTAGATATATGTTAAGAGTTAAAGAAATATGCAAGCAAAAGGGCATTAGCCAAGCGGAACTTGCGAAGAAAATGGGGGTTTCTGCATCTGCTTTAAATCAGAGTATAGTTGGTAATCCTAGTTTAGACAAATTGAAGGATATAGCGAATGCGCTTGAAGTTACTATTTCAGAGTTAGTAGGCGATCAAAAAGAGGAAGAAAACACTATAATCTGCCCAAAATGCGGTTCTAAGTTTAAATTAATCGAGTAAAATTTGCTTTTTTGTGTGTTTGTATGTTATTTTGTTGCATTGTATAACTAAAACACACAAAGTTATGGAAGGAATTGCACTATTTGTATCTATTGTAATCATCGTATTCGGTGTATTACAGATTATTTTGTTTTTTAAGTTATGGGGAATGACTAATAATGTTGCTGAAATAAAGCGCATTCTGAATAATAAGAAGGAACAAGATATGGAAATTGGTAAAACAGTCATTGCTGATGGTATAAAGGAAGGAGATCTTGTAGTTGAATTAAAGACGGAAAGGCAGATGAGGGTGGAGAACATTACAAATGATGGGAAATTTGAATGTAAAGCATCGGGAATGATTGTTGGAGTTTTTAAAAGAAATGAGATAGAATTGTTTAATAAATACTGGGATAAAAAATAAAATTTTTCCCGCCCCGTTCCAATTAAGGTTCGGGGCTTTTTATTTTCCAAAAGTTAAATTTTCATATTGCATTGAAATATCCAGCTATAAAAGTTATATTATTGTATAACTTTTCTTATCTTTGTTCCATGAGAAAGATAATCACATATAAAACCTATTTCAGCGACTTCATTAAGAAGTTATCCAAGGATGAAGTAAATAAAATACGTCGTGCATTAGACTTGTTTAAGGTAGAAGATAAAATGCCACGACATTTTATAAAGTTTATACGTGATGGAGTTTATGAGTTCCGTGTAAATTATGGAAACAATGAATTCCGTATTTTTTTCATATATGACGGTGACACTATTGTGGTTCTTTTTAATGCATTCAAGAAGAAGACGCAAAAGACACCAAATAATGAAATAGAAAAGGCGTTAAAATTAAAGGAGGAATATTATGGAACTAAAAGAAATCAGTAAAGACATCTATGATGTAGATGCTTGGTTGGACGAAGGTCTTGGGAAAGAAGGTACTCCCGAGCGTGAAAAAAATCGAGAAAAGGCATGGGAGGAATATAACGCCCAAATACTCCTTGAGGCCCGAAAAAATGCACGTCTTACGCAGTCAGAACTTGCTAAGCGTATTGGAGCTGACAAAGGCTATATTTCAAGGGTTGAACGTGGGCTAACAGTTCCTACTGTTGCTACATTGTATAAAATAGCCTCTGCTATGGGGCTAACAGTGGAGTTGCGTCCCGCATAAATATGCTGTAATGGGAATAAACAATCATCAAAAAATAAATCATGGAAACATCAAACCAATACTCCGAACTATCTGTTCATTGCGGTAGCAACACGGACAGCATGGAAAAGCTAGTAGATATATGCAAAGAAGAAGCTGATAAGCTAGCTGAAACTTTATCACTTATCGAAGGTGAGGAAGTGTCCGTCCCTTTTTGGACATCAGGCCCAGGATTCCCCGAACTAATCTGCACCGGGGTATTTAAAAGGAACGACAGCGGAAAGATCTGCTACGATCTAGACTTTTCGGAATCAGTTTTGTAGTCCACCTCCCTACCCAGTCTTCGCCCGCCGGAAGGTGGGCGTTTTTTTTGTTTCTGAAAAGTTAAATCGAGCGTTGTTTTAATCAATTTGCTAAGTAAATTGTTTCATTAATAAATTGTTTGCTATATTTGTACCAATAAAACATCATCGATAGAACAAAAAGTTAATGAACATACTAAACACATGGCTCCAGTAATCACATATTTACTAAACAATGCTCCTTGGATAGCTGTTATAGTATTAGCAATCATTGGGAGTTGGAAACTGTCAAAGTATCATGCTAAGTTAGAAGAAACTAGGAATAAGGTTGATAGTCTTCCTTGTGATAAACATAAGGACGGTATTCGTGATTCAGAACAAAGATACAATGAATTACAACGAATTGTTACCTCTACCAATGATATGGTTGTCGAAATAAACAAATGGTTAATGAAATTTGATAATGATATGATTGATAAGTTAGCAAAGAAGGCAAGTCCCTTAAAAATGACCCCTCTTGGAGAAGTTTTATTTGAGAAATCATCAGCCAAAAAAACAATAGATAATAATATTGATTTTTTAATTAAGGAACTAGAAGATATAAACCCTCAAACAGCTTATGATGTGGAGGAAGAAGCACTAAGTTATCTTTTGAGAAACATGGGGAATGAAATGTTTGCTGATATAAAGAAATTTCTTTATTATTCCCCTGATACAATTCAATTAAAAGATCCTTCTTCTGGAGAAGATAAAGATGTGAGGCTTTCAATGCAATCTATAATCAAGCTAATGAGCATATATCTTAGAGATTTATATTTAAAGAAACACTCTAATATCGTATAATATATAAAGGCGGACTAACATCCGCCTTTCTTTTTGCCTTTTCCTTTATTCCCCAATCTATTTCTTACTTCTCACCACCATTATCGCCAATTGTCTCTCTGTTTTATGAAAGAAATGTCTATTTTGTAACTATTCGCAAAGTGTTATTTCTCTTTCACGGAAATACTTATAAATCTGCGTTATAGAGCTTAATTTTATGCTGTTGAAATTAAAATTAAATTCATACAGTATGAAAGAAAAAATCTTAGTAGCACTAAAAACGAAGTATAAAACCTTTGGGTTTGGTGATAAAGCGTTTGACGGGGTGGCTGACTACTTATCTAAAACCGTAACTGAAGAAAGCCAAATAGAAACTGCTACTAGCGGGGTCGAAGGGCTTTTGAAGGCTTTTCAAGGGGACATTGATACTGTTAGAAACGAAAAAACGGGTCTACAAAAACAATTGGACGAATTGAGAAAGAAAATCGAGAATCCAGCTCCTAATCCCAATCCTTCTCCAGACGAAAAGAAAGAAGATATGGCAACTCTGATTGCAAATGCGGTAAGCATGGCTGTTAAGCCTCTTTCTGATAAGCTCGCTCAATTTGAAACCGAGAAGGCACAAGCCACACGTCAGGAGCAGGTCATTGCAAAGGCTAAGGATTATGGTATTCCCGAAAACCTTGTTCCTATGTTGAACATTCCAGAAGATGCTGACTTGGATAATTACTTCAAGGACGCAAAACAAACGTTTGCCAACGCAGGATTTCAAGATGTGAGAACTCCCGAGTCAGGTAATGGTGGGCAGAACGATGCCAACGATATTGCAAGCCTGATAAATAAGGGTACAGAAGAAATTAAAAACTCTAAACAGGATTAATTATGCCAGCAGGTTTTAAGTATGATTTAAAGCCAATTGAAGCATCAATGCCAGAAATGTGCCGTTTTGAAACGGTATATCGTTATTCTGGTGGATTCAATTTGGATATTTCGAATTTAACAGGGGTTGCGCAAATTCCGCCTCTTACCCCTTTGGTTCTTGATTTTGTAAAACGGACGGCAAAAGCTGTTATTAATGTTGAAGTAGCTGAAAAGATTACTGCCGGTTCTACTTCTTTGAAAATCAAGAAAAATTCTCTTGCATACAATGGTATGCATATTGGTAATGGAACAAATGGTGGTACTATTGAAGCTATTGACAAAAGCAATGCAGAATACGACACCGTTACACTTGCAGCTTCTCCAACGCTTGCCGCCGAGAAGGGTGCAGTATTATTTGAAGCTACTGCAGTAGCTGGGAAAACGGCAAAAGCAACGGCTACAGCATTAAACTATGCGTGGACTAAAGTCGAAGCAGGTGCGACTGTAGGTGCTATTGGTCAAGCATATGAGATTAGACCGACAAGACTCATTGTTCCTGTCTCCGATAAGGATAAAGAGACTCTGGGTGACAGATTTATGTTCACTTATTAAAGAAAGGAGGAACTATGTATTTGACTATTCAAACGTTACTAAATGATCCCGGAGTTGTAAAAGCGGTTATTGACCGCGTTCAGGCTCTAAAATTAGATCAGATATTCTGGAAAAAGCACCTTGATTTTGAAGAAACAAAATCCCGTGTGTTCAAAACATATTTGGGCACAGTAACAGGTGTTACCGCCGGTTCTGTAATTGATCGCAATTCCAATAAACCTTTGAGGGAACGCAAATCTCTAGGTTCCGGTTATGGCGAAGTAGCTTATCTAGGAGACCGCTATCAAATGGATAACGATAGACTAGATATGCTGCAAGAACTAATCAATAAGTTCAATCAGGCAAAGACTGCTGATCAACGGGCAGCATTGGACGATATTATCAATTATATTGTAGACGATATGCGTCAAGTTATGCTTGCTCCCCACAAACGTATGGATATTGTGGACGGTGATCTTCGCTCTGACGGAAAAGCGTCTGTCAAGGTAGATGATAATCCGCAAGGAATTGAAATGCTTGATATGGTACTTCCTGTTCATCGCATCACTCCAGAAGTGAAAGATAAGTTAAATTTTGTACGTTATCTCATGGAAAAGGTTGTAGAATTACGTACAAAGTTTGGCATGTTTGTATCTATGGAGATGTCTCGTAAGACTTTCATCAACAGTATTGTTGGTGCAAAAGATTTCGGCGAATTCTATAAGCAAAGCTTTGACTCTAAAGAAGTACAACTATCTGCCGGACTTATGTCTAGCGAGATGGCTACGACTATCTTCAGGGGATTGGGATTGCCTCCTATTGTTATCAATGAAGATTTGGTGGAGCTGTCAGATGGTTCTTTTAAACAGGTATTCAAAGACAACCGTATTTCTTTATTTACCACGCCTAAGCAGGGAAAGATGCGCTGGCATACTCCGTATGAAATTACTGATCCAATTCCGGGAAAGGCCTATACTCGTTCGGAAGGTGGTATGTATATTTCTAATGTACGTACAGATGAAGGCCGTTTTATGGAATATGGTGCTGAATGGATTCCGGAATATACGGCTCCAAACAAGATCGTTATTCTCGACCTTGACACCATGAATGCGTAAATATGACAACTGGTGACTACATAAAACAGAAGTTTCAGACCTTCGGCATTCAATTGTCGGAGGCTGACTTATTTGAAATCATTCTTTCATCCGGAGAGGTGGACGAGGTTGATAAAGACACTATTGATACAGTAGCAGTTGCTATTGCTCGCTTTATTCCATCCTTGCTCCTTCGGGCTACATCTAAGTCTGTTAGTGAAAACGGTCACTCAAAGTCTTTATCTTGGGATATAAATGGAGTAAAGTCCTATTATTCATACTTATGCAATAAATATGGATTAGAGGATGAATTGAATACCGATAAGGCTAAATTAACTTTTTGGTAATATGCTAGAAACAGCTCCACATAAACTGCAAATGCAAGTTATTACTCCAGAAGAGAATGACGAGTATGGCCGGCCGGTTCCAGGAACAGGCGGAGAATCTTGGCAGGATGTCGCTGACTGCTTCTGCCATGACAATTCACAGCAGAAGGAAGTGTCGGTAAACGGTGAGCGTTGGGTTTATAACTATCATGTTGTCTACGAAGGAGGTAAGATTCCTCTAGGAAACCGTGTAAGATGCTTGGATTCTGACGATAATACTGTTGGAGAAGGTGAAGTGAAGAAAAATGCCGAGTGTTATTCGGAAGAGTTTAAAGGTAGATGTGATATTTGGATATGATTGCAACAACAGACATCGCGAACATAATATTTAAGGATTGCAAGTCTTTTGGAATTTCTGAAGTATACCAGAGAGGTAATATACCTGAAGGTAAGGTAAATGCTGAAAGGATTGTAGTTTATCCCAAGACTCAACAGCCCGATACCTATTGGGAAAGAGGATACGTTGAAGTTAATCTTTGTGTTCCTTTATCTAGATCGGGGAAGGCCAATTTGATTCGTTTGAATGAATTGGAGAGAAAGGCTAAAGAGATGTTCAAAGATGGAGTTGTAGGGCAATATGACGGTTCATGGTACCGGTATTCTTCTGAAACTATCGGGATAGAGGTAGATAAGGAGTTATGTTGTTTCTATGTGAATGTAAAATTATTATTTGAAGTATTAAACGTAAATTAAAAAGATATGAAACCGTTTATAGGAATTAAAAAGATTTGGTACGGTGATGTTATTACTTCTGCTGTAACTAAAACTAGCCTTAAAACCTGGTTAGGTACTGCTACAGAAGTTGAGAACTCTCATCAAGATACTTGGTCGTATACGGAGGATGATCCTACCTATACCGACTATATTAACGAGTTGAATGGTGACATTTATTATCGTGATGTGACGCAAAAAGGGGCTAAAACAATTGCTTTCACTATGGGAGTTTTCTCCTTTGATGACAAGGTAGATCTGCAAGGCGGAGAAAAAGTTGATACAGATGCAGGATGGGCCGCTTCTGATACTCCGGGCATTGTCAACAAAGCCATTGTCGGACAGACAAAGACCGGAAACTATATTGTATTCACCAATGCTGCGGTCATTGCTAAAGGGAATGCTGTGGAAAAGAATATTGGTCTGGGAGTAACAGCTGTTGCTATGGAAAATCCTAGCGCCGGCGTGAAGAGTGACTATATGTTCGACGGGGAAAAAGTAGATGCCGCATGAGCTGATGAGAACGTCGCATCTATGTCTTCTGATGCTTCTCTCAATTTGAATAGTTCTACGACTAAGTCAAAGCGGGTGAACGCTGGAACTGCTGTTAACTATGAGGGGAATGGAGAGGAAGATACTTCGCGATCAGCAGAAACATTATCTATATTATAAAGTGGTGAGGGGGTGAGGATTTATGTATCTCACCCCTTTTTAATAAATATCATTATGAATAAAGCAGCCATACTTATATCAGAAGCTATCACAGGAAAGGATTTCATCCCAATCATTGTAAATGGGAAAATGTATCGCGTAAATCCGCCTACTATACATAAAATAGCCGGCGCTTCGGCCTATCTCGCAGTTCTTGATGACAACAAGGATATAGCAGGTGTTATATCTTCATTGAAGGACATTTCTGTCGCTTCTAGCGCACTTTCTTGGTTTATAGATGGAAGTGATTCATTGTCCGAAGAATTGTCTCATGGGACCTTAGAAGAAGTATTATCCGGTCTTACAGCGGCTTACTCTCTGATAGATGTGAAAAATTTTATGACGCTGTTAGGTTTAGCGAAGAACGTAGCAAATCTAACAGCAAAACAGAGGTTATAGGCAATGATTGTATGTTGGGGCAAATTGCGTCGTTCATGGATAGCCTTCATTTGTCGTATGATGAAGTCGTTTGTAAAATTCCATATCGCAATTTGATCATCATGCAAAAAGATAAGTTGCACGCTGTATACGATGGGGAGGTACTTAAGGAAGTATCTGATAAGGATTTCTTTGGTGAAAATATGAAATTTGATGAGTAATGGAAGTAACGGTTGATTTGTCGGGTCTGGATGAGTTTGTTGAAGAGGTGGAGGAGTATGCAAATGAGCTTATGAAGGAAGCGGCGCATAATGCAGTTGACACTCAAAAAGAAAGAAATGTGAGTAGCAAGAAGACTTATCAGAACCATACGTGGAATCTTCGTAATGCTCCGGGAGCTGCTGTAGTTCGTGATGGGAATATTGTTTATCTATATGTTCCGGCAGATAGCGAACATGCGGGGGCCAAAGGCAAGACAGAGAACCTGCTTTATGGGAAACTACCCAAAAACGGTGTTGTGTTCGCGGATGGGATGGAGTATGCGAGCTTTGTATCTAGCAAGGGTTTTGACGTTCTGGATTCGGCAAGCCTAACCGTAGAGAAAGAGTTAAAGGAATCATTTGGAAACGAAAATGTAAAAGTCACATGGCAGGAATGAAATTTACCGCAGATGTCAATGTCGAAGACATTATAAAACTGCGTCAAGAAATAGATAAATTAAAGAAGTCTCTAATTGCTGTTGCGGGGATACCAAATAGTGATGTAGCAATAAAACAATTAGAGAAAGAGATAGCGGCGGCTACTAAAAAATTAGAAGAGTATGAAAACAAATATCTTCAAATCCAAAAGCTGAAGCATGACATTGATTCTTCCAATGCTGCAGTTAAAAAGGCAAAGGAAGAGACAGCCGCATTGCAGTCCACTAATAAATGGATTGTAGCCAATACCGAAGCTGTAATTGAAACGGATAAGCAAATAAAACAGTTAAAGAAAAGCTTTGTTTCCCTTGCTGATTCAGAAAAAACAGGTTCTTCCGGAACTGGAATATTAAGACAGGTGCAGCAACTGGCAGCACAAAGACTAGTCGAGGAAGAATCTATCAGAAGGACAATTAAGGCACAGAAGGATCAGATAATTCAGAGTAGGGCGGAAGAAGGCAGTATAACAGCTCTCAGAAAGCAAATAATCCTCTTGACTAAGGATTATGATGACCTCGGAAGAACGCGAAGAAACGGTGATGCTGGCAAAGCGTTGTTGGCCCAAATAGCAAATGTTCAGAAGGAATTGAGTGCGGCTGAACAAGCTTCTGGTAGATTTCAAAGAAATGTAGGTAATTATGCAAGTGCATGGAATGGGCTCGGTTTCTCTGTACAGCAGGTGGCTCGTGAATTGCCTTCGTTGGCTGTTAGTGCAAATACTTTTTTCCTTGCAATTTCAAATAATATCCCAATTCTTGTTGATGAGATTGCTAGAGCTAGAAAGGAATATGCTGCATTTCAAGAAGCTTTGAAAGCGGGAAATACAAATGTCAAGGCTGTTGCTCCAGTTTGGCAGCAATTAACAAAGTCCCTTATAAGCTGGCAGACTGCTCTTGTTGTTGGATTAACTCTGCTTTCTGTGTATGGTAAGGATATAATTAACTGGATTAATACACTATCTCGTTCTTCCGATGCTGTTGATGGTATGATTGTCCGAATGCAGAATCTTAGCAAAGTTATGAAAGATGGAGCAAAACAATCAGCTGCTGAACGTGTGGAACTTGATATATTGTATAAAGCTACCCAAGACCATACTCGGTTGTTAAAGGAGCGGAATGATGCAGCAGACGAGTTACAAAGAAAGTATCCCCAATATTTTGGAAATTTATCGAATGAGGCTATTCTTGCGGGAAATGCTGCCACTGCTTATAAGTCTCTGACTGATAATATACTAAAAGCAGCACAGGCGAGATCAGCAATGAAGATTATTGAAGATAATTACAATAAGATTTATCAATTACAAAAAGCAATAAATGCAGATACTAACTGGACTAACCGCAACAGGGAAAAAACTAAGGAGGGGACGGCTAGTGTTACAGCAGTTGTTGGCAGTTCCATAACTGGATATACACAAACAGGAGAAGTGCTAACAGAAGAAGCTATGGAATACAACAGGAGGAAAAAGGCTTTGAAAGAAAACACAGAAGCCGTCAATGCTTTAAAAGCCGCTAATGATGCTCTTGTAAAATCTATAGATGTAAGTGCCTTTGTAGCTAATAATGGTAGTCCTTTAGGAACTGAAGATATTGATTCTCTCACCGATCAGCAAAATAAAATAGCTGAGTTGATGGACAAACAGGCCTTAGAACAGAAGCGTTCCGCAGAGGATATGCAGATGAAAATAGATGAAGCGCGTATAAAGGCAATGGATGAGGGATCGAAGAAGACTATTGCTGAAATAGAGTTTAATTTTGAAAAGGAAATGCAGGCCATCGACCGACAAAAAGAAGATCTCTTGCGTAAGAAAATAGATGATGCTCGTTCTATATGGGAAGCAAATCCAGAAAACAAAGGAAAAACCTTTGATGCAACCGGTATATCTTTATCGGATAGTGAAAATCAAGGTTTTAACGAGATGTATAAGATTCAGATTGCAGCTTTTGAAAAAAACTTGAAAGAATACCAAAGCCTACAAAAAGACGCTTGGAATGAATATTATATCGAATACGGGAAGTATCAAGAGAAGCGTATGGCTATCATGGAGAAATATGATAAGCAAATAGCTAAAGCAGAAGAAGGTAGTGCTGAAAAAACCACTCTTACGGCTCAAAGGAAAAAAGAACTTGATGACTTGGATAAAGACCTGTTGGACAGTTCGGAACTGTGGAGCAAATTTTTCACAGACTTCTCTAATCGATCTTCTTCATCTATCAGAAGTATAATAGAGGACATTCAAGAGCTTATTAACTACATGAATGGCGTAGAGGGTGCTCAGATACCGGATATATTCAAAGATAATGAGAATACGGTGAAAGCCATAAATGATGCCATGTCTAATCCGGCAGCTCTGAGTAAATTTATAGCTAACCTTGAAACTTCGATTAAGAAATTCAAGAAGATGCTTGACGAGAATAATCCGTTCAAGCAAATAACTGAAGGTTTTAAAACCAAAGATTCCGAAGGGATCTCTAAAGGATTTCAAGGAATAGCATCGGCTGCAAAAGAATTAACCGGCATTCTTGAAGAATTAGGGGTGGAATCAGACAGTACGGCTGGGAAAGTAACATCTGTATTAGGTAATACTGCTTCTTATGCTGCAACGGGGGCATCAGTCGGCGGTCCATGGGGAGCTATTATTGGTGGAGCAATCGGAATGGCTACTGGGCTTGTAGGTGTTCTTGGTGCTGATTATTCTGCTTATAACAAGATGAAAGAAGAATATGCTTCTTTGATTGATGTATGGGATATCCTTATTAGTAAGAAGAAGGAATATGTCGATATTAGCTATGGTGATGAGGCGCGTAAAGCAGGGCAGGAAGCAATAGATATTCTCAATAAGAAATCACAGGCTAAAATAGATTTAGGAATAGAAAGATTAAATAGTGGTGCTTCTGCTGGTTCTCATTCTATTGGGGTGCGTATTCGTAAGAGTATGACTCAGAATGAGTGGGATCAATGGGATGAATTTGCTAGATCCATAGGTATGAATCCAGATGCTATTGGAGGAAGGTTGACAGGCTTATTCAGTTTAACTGGAGAACAGTTATCTAAATTACAAGAGGATGCTCCTACTTTTTGGGCTAAATTGGATGATGATGTTAAGGGATATTTGCAGGATATAATCGACTGCAACGAGGAAATTGAAAATATGAAAGAGCAACTGAAAGAAACTATGACCGGTGTCTCTTTTGATTCTTTTTATGACAATTTCGTGTCTACTTTATCCGACATGGATAAGGATAGTAAGGATTTTGCAGATGATTTTGAGAATTATCTTAAAAATGCAATACTTTCTAATCTTGTAGCCAATAAGTATAGAAGCAAGATAGAAGAGTTGTATAATGACTGGGCAAATAAATCTGACAGCAATGGAGATGGTATTTTTGATTTAACATCTTCAGAAGCGGATGAGTTGAGAAAAGCGCAACAAGCGTTGGCTGAAGAGATGATCGCAGAACGTGATGCTATGGCAGAAGTTTTTGGGTGGACATCTTCTGCTTCTTCTCAGGAATCTTCCAAGAAAGGCTTTGCTACAATGTCTCAGGATTCTGCTGACGAATTGAACGGACGCTTCACTGCCCTTCAAATCGCCGGAGAGGAAATCAAGAATCAGAATCAACTTCAAACAATGTCTATTCTTGACTTGAAAGCAGGTATGTTGTCCATAGGCGCAAACACGTCTGGAATAAAGGATATTGCAGGAGAGACAAGGGACCTGATACGGCTTTCCTATGAGGCTATAACAGACATTCGAGACAATACTAACGTCATGGTGAAACCTATACAGCAGATGGCGGCTGATATTGCAGAGGTCAAGCGAAATACTAATGGATTATCAAAAAAGTAAATTATGACAGGAGACCTACTAATCAATAACAAAGATGCCTACACGATGTGGGGAGTCAATATGGGAGATGGATTCATAGAAGCTATTTACGCTCCACTCCCGATGAAAGATGTGATTGAGAACAAATCGCGTCTACAGGACGGGAAAAGAATTATAATCGAGAACAGAAAGGTGGACGAACGGGATTTGACTCTTACATTTACACTAAAAGGAAGTTCCCCATCCGATTATACTGCCAAGTACAAGGCGTTTCAGAATGAGATAACAAAGGGGGAATTTACAGTCAAAGTTCCGGCATTAGGTGAAGAGGTTTATCATCTATACTATCTCCGGTCAGCATCTTTCGGTTTCAATACTGCAAGAACGTTTTCTAAGATTTCAGTTAAGCTGAACGAACCGAATCCTTCAAATAGGATATAAAATTGCTATTATGTAACTTTATACAAAGTGTTATTTCTTGAAGCCCAAAAGTTTTGGGCTTTTTTCTTCTATCTCCGAACTTTGGGGATATGATAGACATCAAAGACATATCCGGCAACATTCGTTTTTCTACTCCTATCAACGAAGGTAGTAAAAGAAAGTTCCAGCTAATGAGTTCTGATTACATTACTCTCAAGTTCTCATTAGCTGAACCTGTCTACTTTCAGCTCGGGGATTACATTGATGACGAAAATATTGGCATGTTTGAGCTTGTAGACTTGTACAAGCCCACCTATAATTCTACGAGCGGTGGTTATGATTACGAACTCCGGCTGGACGCCTACTACTGGAAGTGGAAAAACAAGAAGTTTTTCTATACTCCGGAGAGTACCGGTCGCGAGGCGAGCTGGAACCTGACAGCCACTCTTGACGTTCATCTTAAAGTCTTCCTTGATAACCTGAAATCACTCGGATACAAATATAGAGAAGAGGATTTTAAATATGAGATTGATACTACAGTTGAAAACACCTCCAAGCTCGTTTCATATGATAGCGTAAACCTGATTGATGCCCTTACCCAAATGGCGGAGACATGGGAGTGTGAATGGTGGATAACTGATAAGACAATTCATTTCGGACGTTGCGAATACAGCTCTCCCGTAGATTTCAAGGCCGGAGATTTGACAGATACTGAGGATGTAAACGTAAGCTCCATGCACCGTAGCGATAGTCAGACGGTTTTCGCTACTCGTGTTTATGCCTTTGGTTCAACGCGAAACATTCCTTCTACTTACCGTAAGAATCTTTTTTTTGATGTCAAGCAGGCAAACGGTAGGGAAATATCCGATACGGCAAGACCGCTTGATGTAAAGTATTTCCCAAGTCGCGTCGTTCACAAAGAAGAGTATTCGGTAAAGGAAAGTATAGGTAGTGGCAGTTTTACTGCATCTTATGTAGAATGGACGCATGACACTGATATCGTAGCTTCGTTACCTGCAGGAGATTATAAGGTTTCATCAGGAGAAGGCATATCAATTAATGTATCCACAGTTATTCCTTCAATCGGATCAGGACGTTCTTTTCTTCCTGCCGGTGATTATGTTTTGAGGGCATCTTATGTCTATAAATTATCTGGTGTAACTAAAGAAGTTTCTATAGGTAATCAAACGGTTACCTTATCCCAAGAGCAGCAGTACGAAGTCTCTGCTGTGTTTGCTGTCGCTTCTTCTTTGCAGATTGAAGGAAATGCTACTGATTTAAAGATCAGGATATACGCACATGTCCCATCCCGTGAATCCTCTATTCTGAATGATTCTTTCTCGGCTTATGTTTCGTATGATATAACTCTATTCAAAGGATCGTCGGCAGATGCTACAGTGACCTTTCTTTCCGGACTAAATTCGGGTAAGACATTCTCCTGTGTATATAATCCGGACCATTTAATCGGTGATTCCGCTAACGTAATACAATTGCCTAGCGGAGTAACGGCCTCGCTCGGTGATAGATATACAATTGACAACATCATTAAGGGAAAGGTTCCTGACAGCTACTTTAGCAAAGATGACAAGGAGCTCACCTTAAATGGTGTGGTCCAGAAACGTCTTATGCTCCCGGAGGAAGTTCCTTATGTGGATGCTTACCGTTATAGTCCTACAGGAGAACGTATATACATTGGTGAAACTCATTATGATGACAATAATAATGTGGAGATGTCGCAGGAAGAAGCTGTAGAGGGAATTGTCATCTTTGAAGATGAATATCCCAAATATGTCGGCACATTATCAAATGTAACATACCGGGAGGAAGATGAACTTGACGAGGACGACAATCCAACCGGAGACAAGTATCGTATCTATACGTTCAAGGATGCAGGGTTGAAGAATTTTACAAATGACTTCCGGCTGGACGGAGAAAGTTTCCGCTTGACCTTTCAGACGGGCAAACTCGCCGGCCTGGACTTTGAGTTACTTCTGCAGGAGAGTGATGATTCCGGTGCCACTTTCGAAATTGTGCGTAATGAGGATTACGGCCGTTATCTTCCTGATGACATTTTGTTTCCTGCTGATTCTGACACATATGTTCTTTATGGTTTTGATACGGCTTATGTTTCAGAGGAATTGATTCCGGAGGCCGAAGATGAGTTATTGAAAAAGGCAAAAGACTATGTAAAGAAGTCTATGATTGATCCTTCCACCTACGACTGTGATATGGACCCTGAGTTCATATATAATAATGGGAATATTATCACTTATGAGGTGGGAGACAAAGTTAATCTGATCAATAAGGCTTTCTTTCCTAAAAGCAGGCAATCCAGAATAATTGGTTTTGAGTGGCCGCTGGATATTCCTTACGATCATCCAATTTATACGGTTGGAGAGACTGCCTCATATTCGCGTATAGGCGAGATAGAGAGTAAACTTGATTCTCTTACATACAAGGGACAGGCATATACCGGTTCTGTGTCAGGAAGTGGGGGAACGAATATATATATCATTGGCCTGAATGACAAGACTGTTCCTACGGATCGCAATACATTTTCGGCAAAAAGAATTATTGATGAGATTGAACGTCGCTCCCTTAGCAGCATTGAAGATGACAAAGCAGAAGGATTGATAACTTTCGGTAAGGGATTTGTGTCGGAAGGATTTTCTGCAGCTAACGGTGGCCTTGTAGTTCGTGGCGGAGAATTGATAGAAGAAGTTGAAGATTCATTGATTGAAGAATTAGAATAATATGGCAATACTAAGTAACGGTAAGTTCTACGGATTTCTTTGTTCTGTGAAAGCGACAGGACGTAAGTTGTCGAACGGCGTAAAGGAATACGTCGAAGACTTCGTGTCCGGATTTGCCGGTCATGGATGGAAGCTGTGGGAGTATATCAAGGGCAAATGGAAGCTGGAGATAGACAGTCTTGTTGTTCGCGAGACAATGGTCGTTTTTGAGCTTCTTATTCAGAAGATCCGCGCGGTGAAGGGTGCACTGGGTATCACTCAGGCATGCGGCCGTATAAAGACTGCCACGCTGGATGAGTCCGGACAAAACTGGCTGGTCACCATAGAGGATGAGATGTCTTTTGTCGCACACGATTTCATCCGGTGCCAGGATTGGACGAATGGTACCCTTAAAGGCTATTGGGTCGAGATAGCCGAAATACGCAAGATTGACGGTGTTGATACAATCGTCATACCTGTCAGTGAGTTCACCGGCGGTATAGGTTACACAGACGGCATGGAGGCTGTTGATCCGGCATTGTCGGGTATGACTACTCCGGCTGTCAGTGATGAGATTGTCCAGTTCGGTAACTCGAAGGATGTAAATCGTCAGAGTGCGATCTATCTGCATGCCGATGAAGGTGGACAGCCTGCAATCGATATTCTGTTTGGTATCAACAGCAAGAGTTTTGCCGGTTGTACGAAAATCCGTATGGGCGGTGGTATTCCCGGAACAGACGGGCTTAAGGGTTTCTATTGCGAAAATGGTATGATCAAAGGTACAGACTCTAAAGGGCATGTCGTTTACTGTATCTATCCGGACGGTACTGCTGAGTTTGGAGACGGATCAGCCCGATTTGCTACAGATAAATCCGGTCACATAGCCGGAGGTGCCATTTCGTGGCATTGGGACGCATCGAAGAACAAATATGTGTGTTCCATGAAAGGAGTGGTTCTAACGTGGGATAATCTGGACGAGGAAACAAAGGAAAATCTAAAGGGAGAACCGGGTACTGACGGTAAAGACGGCACAAGCCTCATTTTTATGGGGGAATTCTCTTCTGCTCCGGCAAATCCTCAGAACGGATACTGGTATCGTAATACTACCGACAAGAAATGCTACGTATACCAGGATGGCGCATGGTATGTGATGACTGAGGATGGTAAGAATGGTCTTGACGGAGAAGGAAGCATCTCTGCTGATCTTGACGATGAAATGCAGTCTGTAGCTTGCTCTCTGGACGGAACAGTGGTATCCGGTTTGCCCATCACAACAACATTCTCTATGTTCTACGGAACAACCGAGCTTCCTCTTGATTCTCTTTCTGTAGGCAGCATTACAGGCGTGACAGCAACGGCTGATCGTAGCACGGGGATAGTTAAGGTAACAGCTATTACTGCTGCGGTGGCTGATGTAATTCGTATACCCATAACGGGACGGGTAACATACAAAGGTTCTCAGTATGAACGTACCCTGCATTTATCGATAAACAAAGTGAAGCCTGGGGAGAATGGAGAGGATGGGACTGACGGAACAAATGGTCAGAACGCGGTCATTTACTCGCTTCAGCCATCGACCAATATCATAAAGAGAGATGCTGACGGGAACAGTGATGTCTCGAATATATCCTGCCGGGTGATGAAGACCGACGGAGCTTCTACTGTCGTATCCTCTCTGCCAGTTGGCTACTCAATGGATTATATTATAGACTCAGGAAATGCGACTAGCTATACTCCGGATAAGCAAATATCCGTCTCCGGGATAACAGATAAGATACAGTTCCGGCTTTACAATGAAACATCGGGAGTAGTACTGATCGACCGCGAAACGATTGCTGTTGTCTCAGACGGGAAGAAGGGGCTTGACGGTATAAATGGTGAAGATGGTAAAGACGGTCTCAGTATTACGTGGAAAGGGGATTTATCAAGCGCTCCTGCCAATCCTCAAAAAAACTGGGCTTATCGCAATACCAGTAATGGTATCGTCTATATCTATAACGGCACCGCTTGGGAGTTGATGGTTGCGGACGGTCAGGACGGAACAGATGGTACTGACGGCACGGATGGCCTGAGTGTTTTCATTACATACCATGACAGCGAAGATGAACCATCCCGTCCGACCGGAAGCGGGACAAGCGGAGGATGGCACACTAACGCAACAAAAGATGTTGTCTGGATTTCTCAGAAGGTCGCTTCAAGCGCTTCTTCCGGCACATGGGGTGATCCTATACGATTCAAGGGATTACCGGGGAAATATACGGAGCTACGGTATAAGTATGCTTTCGGAAAGCCTGCTACGCCTACCGGTACAAATCCGGCAGGATGGTCCCTTTCTCCGGATCGGGAGGATATTACCTTCTCGTATTCGGGTAACTTTACAAAAGACGGTGATTACTATGTCTCTCCATCTCCTACATCTCATTCCTCGACATACAAGCAAAGGGTGTCATTTACGACAAGAAGAGCTAATCAGATGATACATATAGAGATTGATGTATCATCCGAGCAGAACTACGACAAGGGTATCGTAGAAGCCCTTGATACGTCCTATCGCATGGACAACGAACATGCCTGGGAGGGAAGTGGAGTAACCAATGCGGTGGTGGATATTGCAGTGCCTACAGCCGGCAGTCACTTTGTTGAGATTGTATATACGAAAGACGGCAGCACAAGCAGTAACGAGGACAGAGTCAAGTTCCGTATGCTCGATCCTACTACCTGTTGGTATTCCACTGCAGTGATTGATGGTAAAACAACTCCTTCCTGGAGCGAACCTGTCATATTCCCAACGGACTCCAAGACCGAGGAGCAGGTTTACCTGCTTGCAAAGTCTAAGCGTAATGTTATTGACCTCCCGACATCCAACGAATACGTTAACGAATACATTGGTGATGCTCCTGAATATAGTAGCTCAAAATTCTATTCGGCAGGTAACATAGTAAAATACAATAATGTATACAAGGTAGCTATTCAGGCGCATTCGGGGATTGCTCCGACCAATGAAGCATACTGGGAAGATGTGCTATGGTGGGTGGATAATCCTCGTGGAGCATCGGAAACTTATCCTTATGAGTACACTTGTGAACGTACTCTACAGGATGGAAAGTGGGGAGAGTATAAGAATTATCACCTGTTTGGGCATTACGGGAAGGACGGCGAACCGGGTGCAGATGGAAAAGATGCGAATCTGCTTCCTTGGGTGGAACAATGGAATAATAATAAGACACTGATAGATGGCGAATATATCGTATCTCCGAAGATGTTTTCCGGTACAAAGGATAGTGGTGGGAAACTGACCGGTATTGCATTAGGAAGAGATTGTATTACAGTCGATGGAGAGAAAAGAACGGGAATCTTTGCTCTTGTGGGTGGAAATATTGTATTTAAACTTGACCCAATATCCGAAGAGTATGAGTTTCAGGGTAGTGTGGTGGCAGATTCAATTACAATGAAAGATTTTGCACATCTTTCACAGGCTATATTTAAAGGAGACTTTATGTTCTCTCAACAAGGAATAGATGCTGATGGGAATCCAACCTCCAATTATCAAGAATTTAATCAGGAAAATCCGCAGGGTGGGAATTTTAAACCTAATCTGGCATTCAATCTTAAAACAGGGGATCAATATTCGAATGGGGGACATGTATATGGATTTGCGACCAATACTCCTATACAAGCTAATGGTACTTCAGTAGATCCCGACAAGGTTGCTTACAGTAAAGTGAACATATTATTTAGCGGAACTTCTTCCTTGCGTTTGCCTAATGATAAGAAGTTTGATGGAGTTGAATTCATAATTGTAAGTACTGCTTCCCGATCATTTGATGGTAGTGCAAATATTTATAGGGAAGGTGGAGGAGATACTAATTACTCAGCTACAGGTATACACTACAAAGGTGTAGAAATTAGGACGTGCTATATGAGATCGGAAGGGTCATTTATAAGGTTGATTGCTCATTGGAACGGTTCTAAATTAAAATATTACGTAGTCGGTCATAGTGATAATTTTGCCATGATTGAGCCTATTTTAAACACTCAAGGAACAAGTGCAACACTGGGTATATGGTTTGTAGATCGAGTTTATACATCAAGTACTAGCATGCGAGTCTATTATAACGATATTAATTTATTCTTATTTATGCTCAACGTGTATAGTGGAAAAGACGCTCCTAATACTGGTGGTTTAAACTTTACTTCTCCAAGTAGTTGAGTTTTGTTCAATGTATAACAACAAAGAATCAAGATAATATATATGCGAGCAAAAGGTACAATAATCAAGTTGGCAATCTCCATCGACCTCCCTTCGGGGCTGACGATGGATGATGTGGACTTCCAATGCCGCTTCTTTGTCTTCTCCGCCTCACAGACGATAGAGAAGTCTAAGATGGTACGCATTAATGAGAACAGCTACAGCTGCTATGTTGACACAAAGATTATCGGATCGGGGGAAATCTGGCTGGAGACTACGGCTTACCTTCCTGACTCCGACTATGAAGGCGGAACAAGAGTAGAGGTAGATAAGATGAATACCGGTATAAAGATAGTGTAAAATGGGATGTATATCTGTACATATCGAAGCTATCAAGGGCATTGGAAATGTCTCGGTCAAAGCTGATGAGATGAAGGTTTCCGCTTCGGCAACGGGCATGAAGGTGTCGATAGGAGTTGTCTGTGATGTTGGTAAGCAGGCTTATTTAAAGGTGGACCCTGAATATATATGGCTGATGCCTTCGAATAACTTTGAGGATAACGTCGATGTGTTGTCCAATGTGGTATGGCAGGCTGTGCAGGAAGAATGATATAGTTAATTGAATTGTTTTATTTAAATGTTGTATTATGGCAAAACCTAGTTGGTTAAAATTAAATCCGTCTACCGGATCTGGTAACGGAACAATTGCGAATAGCGCGGACGCTCATACTGGGCGTGCAGCTCGTACTGGTACAGTAACGGTTACCGGTGTTGGTGTTTCCACTCCTTCAACTTATAAGGTGACTCAATCTCCGAAATCTGAGTTTGCTTCTTTTGATAACGGTTCGGAAATGTCTGCTCCCAAGACAGCGGGTACTGTGACCGTAGAGGGTAAAACAAACTCTTCGAAATTGACGTTTGCATGGGCGGAGAGTGTAGTTGATGTTACCTTGCCTACAAAGTATAATGCCAATGGAACGCAGACTAACAATGCGGCTACTATTTCTGGTGATCCGGGAGCTACCGCAGAGTTTCCCTTTTCTATTGAATTGGAATTTCCTAAAAATGATACTATCGAAGAGGTCGTTAGAACCTTAAAGGTGACGGCCAATGGCGGACAAGCTGCTCAGATTGCTATCAAACAGGCTGCCGGTGATGCTACATTGTCTGTTTCTCCGGCTGAGATTACTATTCCTCAGAGTGGATCTGCTGTATCCGTTAATGTTACGTCTAACACTTCTTGGACTGCTGCGTAATGAGCATACAGATTCCTTGGAAAGAAGGAGAAGGCAACATCGTTATCACTCCCGGTTCCAATGGGACCGCAAGCGCATCAAGCGATGTTGCCAATGAAGGACTCGACAGGGAGCAGACTGTTGTGTTTAGGACAACTAATAGTGGAGTACAGGCATCTGTCTCCACTATCATCTCCCAGATAGGCAAGAGACAGGCGTTTGCTGTTGCTGAAGGACGTTTCTTGCTGTCGGGTGGAAGTACGTTTAATGTGATTAAAAAAGAGTTTGCATGAGTGATTATAATAGCGGATTTACAGGAGATAGAGTTGTAGAATTGCTGAACATGATCCCCAACTTGGCAAAGGCAGACTTGTCTAACGCTATGACTCTATCCTTGGGCATGAACGGATATGCTAAGTTTAATAATGGTTTATTGATTCAGTGGGGATACAAGTCAAGCTCAAGCAACGACACCTATGTGTATTTACCACTATCATTTTATAATACCAGTTATGTTCCTGTGATTACCTACTACGAACCGGGCAGCGGTATGAATGTTGTTACTGGTTTTATAATATCGGTAGGTACAAACCTTTTTAGAATTCGTAGTAGATATACCGTTGGGGATAGTAATGGTACTGGCGCGGGAACTAATCCCTTTTATTGGATAGCCGTCGGGCGTTGGAAATAAATAATATTATGGCAAAATATTGGAAACAAGGATTCTACGATGAGCCACAAGAAGGTTCAGTAGAGATAACGGAAGAATACTGGCAGGAGCTGCTGGACGGTCAGTCATCCGGAAAGGAAATAAAGGAGAACGAAAGCGGTTATCCCGTATTGGTTGATCATGAGTATACCCTTGATGAACTAAAAGAGATGAAGATAGCGGATATTAATGCTTATGACAAGTCAGACGCTGTGAATTCATTCACTCTCTCAGGAAAGAGAATGTGGCTTACCAAAGAGGACCGCGTAGGTCTTGTTAACTCAATCAATATTGAGAAGCAGGCCGGAAGACTGGATACCGTTTTATGGTTTGATGCGGTAAAGTATACGATACCTGTTTCAAGTGCTCTCCTTATGCTGAACTCATTAGAGTTATACGCTCTTGATTGCTATAATGTGACGCAGCAGCATATTGCTGTAGTTCGGGGATTGCAGACGGGAGAGGAAGTCGAGTCTTACAACTACAAGACCGGTTATCCGAATAAACTAGAGTTTTCATTATAAACAGATAAAACTATGATTTTGACACTACTATCATTATTGGTTTTCGCATCTTATGTTGGTGTGATGATTTACAAGACAAAGGATATCCCTTATTCTATTTCCGATACCTATTACATTCTGAGTAACAGGTATTGGTTCGGTATATGCATGATTCTCCCGTCTTTGCTGTTGCTTCCGGCCGCATTGGATGCAAGTACAGAAAATAGCCAGTTTTTAATCTTTCTTTCTGTAGTCGGAATGATCGTGTTGGGAGTATCCCCGAATTTTAGAGGAGCGCACAAGAAAGCTCATATAGCCGGCGCGGTGATGTCGCTTGTATTCTCCCAGATATGGGTAGGATGCAATTCGTGGTACTGGCTGCTGCTATGGGCTGCATTTCTGATCTACGCGATAACGTTTGTAGTCAAGAATTGGTCCGGAAACCTTATATGGGACCTGACGGCATGCAAATCGATGTTCTGGATTGAGTTAATTTCATTGCTAACCGTTTACTTGACTTGTTTGCTATGAAGGAAGCTATAGTACATACAACTACAGGCGGATTTGCAGCAATCGCTACCGCATTTGTTTCCGAGTCATTGCAGAATATGATTCCGTGGCTGATTGTATCATGCGCGGTAATCCTTTGTGATCTTCTCTTCGGTGTCAGAAAAAGTATGCTAATGGGTGAAAAAGTCAGATTCTCTCGTGCAATTCGCGCTACTATGGGAAAGATGGTTACTTATTTTGCCTTTGTCTGCATGGTTTGCATGATCACCGTAGCAAGTCATAGCGAATATCCTATTGATGTGTATTCCTGCTTATTGGTATGCTTCATCGAAGGGTGTTCGATTGTCGGCAATATATTGAAACCAAAGGGGGTCAATATAAATGTAATTGGAGCTTTGGGAGTCTTTGGAAAGAAGGTGTTCAAGGTTGATAAAGAAGATGTGAAGGAGATTATAGAAAAGGAGAAGTAAGTATGAATTTATACACTATTATTTATGTTCTTCCCTTTTTGCTTTTTGTCATACTCTATGCATTTGCGGAGAATAAGCCCAAAAATGGCAAAAGGAGTGTAAAGAATCGCAGAAGCTTGAAGAAACGTAGTTAAAGCATGTTCATATCCTAGGATGTAATCTGAAGGAGATATAAGTAATTTAGAAGATGTCACTAATATGGGAAGAATTAGTATAAAGGCTTCTAGTTTGTATCTTCTTTTTGATATAGAAGAACATAGACATAACCATATAAAAGAAAAGTAAATGGATAATATAGAAGAAGTTGCCGTAAATATGATTTGCAAATATACATCGAGAGATTTAAACTCTGGTATATATAAATACAAAATAGAAAAGCATAGTGGCAGTTGTATGCAAAATCCTGTAAATACATTCTTTTGTTCAGCGTTATAGCTTTTTATTAATTCTGAAATATCCATAGGTGTATCATTTTTTGCAAAAGTAATAAATTATAAAATAGAAAATGAATATGATAAATAAAATCAGCGCATTAGCCGGCAAGCTTCTATCCATGATAGGCATAGACGGCATAGCCCACATTATAGTATGCCAGAATTTGGTTATGTGGCTATCAAAATATATTCCGCTATGGTTAGCGGTCGCTATAACCGTTGCGATCTTTATTCTGAAGGAAATATACGACAAGTATTGTAAGAAAAGCGAGTTTTCCATCAAGGATATTATCTGTGATTGCGGAGGTTTGGCGTTGGGAGTATTAACATTAATTTTATAGGAGGAAAAGTATATGAAAAGAGAAGATATAGACTCAATCATCATTCACTGCTCGGCAACACTTGCCGGGCAAGACTTGCGAGCTAAGGATATTGACCGGATGCACCGGGCGCGTGGCTTTAATCAAATTGGCTATAACTTTGTAATTGATTTAGATGGTACCGTAGAAAACGGTCGGTCATTATCCATTGACGGAGCACATTGTAACACGAAAGGGTTTTCCGGTATTAGTTATAATAAACATAGTATCGGTATCTGCTACATCGGTGGTATGGACGCGAGTGGAAGACCGGCCGATACCCGTACTGTCGAGCAAAAAACAGCATTGCGCGAATTGATAGCGAAGCTCTGTAAAGAGTATCCTATCATCGAGCTGCTCGGTCATCGAGATGCTTCACCTGATCTGGATGGATCGGGTGAAGTGGAACCGGCAGAATTTATCAAGGCGTGTCCTTGTTTTGATGTGCGGGCAGAGTATCCGAATTTCTTACGAAATACAGTGATAACAGCAAAAAAATAGGAGGAATAATCATGAAAGAAACATCTATAACCTTTACAAAGGGTGAGAAGAACTATGTAAGCGATGCCGTTCAGGTAAATTCTGCGGAAGTAGGATTGCAGATTACATTTGAAAAAGGTGGTAAGCTTTGGGTGTATATAAGCTATGACGGAGAAAACTTCCCTGTTGTAGAGAGTAGAAATTACGATAAGAAATTCGCTCGTCCGGTCGTTGGTTGCATCCCCGGGCAATATCTCAAAATCGAATGTGAAACGGAACCGGTAAAGGCTTCTATTTTTGAATCAGAAGAGTAATGAACGCAATAGGATTAAATCCAATTAAGCTTGATGCGATAGGGCTTGATCCTATTCGCATGAATGCGATACGCTTGGGAGTTCCGGTAGCTTCTTCGGGCTCCGGTCGTCCCTACATCGACCCCGAATTACTCAGCCACGTCAAGATGGCTATATCCACCTGGGGCAAGACAAACGACGACCCTGACCGGGCAATCTTGAAGGACTTGTCCGGCAACGGGAACGACATGCGCCTGCTGAACTTCGGATTTGCGGAGGGCAGTGGATATGGATTACCGGGAACCGACTTCGAAGGCTGGCTATGTACAGACGGAGTAGACGACATAATTGTATCTGTCAAGCCTGTCTCTGAGATGCTAGAGGGAAGCAATGAGTTTACTGTTATTAGTATTATACATTATATAAATGCAAATAGTGGAATTGCTACTGTCAGTAATAATTTTATTGGGGATTTGGGCGGCAAGGGTGTCTATGCTCGTAATTCTTTCAGCGCATCAGAAACAAATAAAACCGGTATATATGGATATACTTACAACATACCTGATAGAAGAAAGACAGTTATTGGCATTCTTGGAGATGAAAAAGATTATGCTATTACAGATGGAATCAATGTAAATTGTATAGATGAATTTACGGTAAACGGTTTTAGGTATAGCGATCTGAGTATCAAAGAGGTAACTCAGATTGCCTACGCAGGAGGATTCATCGCTAATAAAGTTCTGACCACTGACGAAATCAATCAGATCATCGCCTACTATAACCTTGACCGTCCGGGACAGATCATCAAGCCTCAGTTGTACTACAACATCAAGAAGCAGGGTATCACCAACGAGAACCACGCAGAGTTCAACGATCAGTTGATCGACTTTGTAGGAGGTCACAACATCCAGTTAAACAATATCGGCTGGGAAGGAGAAAGTGGTATCAATAGTTATCCTGTAATTTTCGGTGTTAATAAGACTTGGAATGCTCAAGGTAGTAAAGAGGATGATAAATATTATATTTATACTAGTAGTGCTAATAAGTATAATATTACACAAATTAAAATTAGTAGTTCTTTATTTTATAGTTATATAAAAAGGAATGGAGAGTTAACTAGTGATAATAAAGATATACCATCTTTTAAACTTAAAGTAACTGGATTAGACTATGATAAATTTTACTTAGCTTATTATTATTTAAAATCATCAGATGTAGAAGTTAGGAATGTTACTGATATTACTTCTGATGGAATTTATGAATTGCCTAAATCGTTTGCTAGTGACGGAAGTTTAACTGAAACTAATTCTTACATAGGATTAAGTTTTATTAGAAAATCAGCTAATATTCCTGATGTAGTAAAAAATGTAAATGTTACTATCGAAGTCCTCCCCACCATCGAACACGCTCTCTGCCTAGACGGCATCAACGACTTCGGCAAGGTAACCGGTCTCCCTGTTTTGAAGGACTATACTGTGGTTGCGGATAGAGAGATTGCTTTAGTAAAAGGAGGAGTTGTATCTAAAAGTTATAATAATTCTAATGGTGCATTCATTTTTAATAATAGTGATACTGGTAATGATTATACCTATAGTTTTGGCTCAAATAATCCTTTGGACAGTGAAAATTATTCCAGAAAAATTTGTTATCAATCAAAATACATCTATAATGGTAATCCTATCCAAGTAGGTGCAGGCGTTGACAGTGACTCTATGTGGCTAGGAACAATTAGAGATGGCGATAGCAGATTCTCCAAATTCGCTCTTTGGTCTCTCATGCTCTTCCCCTACAGCCTCTCCGAGTTCTTATTGGAACGTCAACTGAGAAAGTACAAGGCAGGCACTCTGTATCCGGATATGATCGAGTTCAGACCGATTGTAAAGAGTAACATCCCTTACTCCTCGATCTCCTACTCAGTTAATCCGGGAGTGTATGTAACCGAAAGCAGCACGGTAACTATCACCATAACCTTGTCAAATGCTTCTGATAAGCTAATAGGCGTATCATCTAACGCCATCAGCGACATATCCATCTCTAGAGACAATGAAACCTACGAGATAACCGGAAAGGTCACCAAATCTCCTCAGAAGATCAGCATAGTTATCTCCAGCTACTTGACAATGTTAGGTAACGATACTTTAATTTCAAATGAAACATTAATTAAAAACGAATAATATGGAAAAGATATTTGACATAGCAAAAGACTCCGAAAAGTCGTGGGGAGTCATTGCGCAAGGGATAGATGAAAACTTCGATGATACAGCAAAATTTATACTGGCAGATCGTATTCCGTGTGGAGATAACCTGATTACACAACCTGCAGAATTATCTGCTGGTTGGAGTTATGAAGATGGTGTGTATACTCACGCAAGCGGATTCGATAATGCTCTAGTTTTTGCACTAGCTACTACCAATGGGAAAAGATATCTTGCCAAATTAACAAAAGGTATAGAAGGCAATGAAAATTCAATACAGGTAGGTATCGGAAATAAGACACCGATAGATACGTATAATGGCAATCTGATAGCCTATATTGGAATGATTAGTGACGGTGGTTCTTTGAAAGTATACCCGTCAGCCAAATATGCGTCAACTTTGGAAATTGAGTTATATGAGGTGGTTGATAAGTCATCCGCCAGTCAATTCATAACTTACGGTCGGCAAAATATATATATAAATATAGGGGATAATGATGTATCAAGCTGGTGGAATGTAGCATTGGGATATAATACACTTAAGAAATCTGAAAACTCAACGAGATGTATTGGCGTAGGAACAAATTCACTTTCTGAATTGATTTCTGGCTCTCGTAATATTGCCATTGGCACCTATTCCGCTGCATATATACCTAGTGGTAAGGATAATGTTGCGATAGGGGCTGATACTCTCTATCCATGTAGAAAAGAATGTAATAGTAATGTTGCAATTGGAAGATCAGCTCTTGGAGGTACAGAGCATCATAAAACTGTCGGTATCGGAACTGGGGCATTAGGTTTTTATACGGGTGCAGGTTCTTCTCAATGTGTTGTCATTGGATATAATGCGAGTCAAAATTTAGTAGATAGTGAAGTGAAAACAGAAGGGTGTACGGTTGTAGGTTATGAAGCTGGATCTTATGGTAATCAAAAAAATACTTATATAGGTTATAAGGCAGGCAGGTATTGTAAGGGAAGTAACAATATTATGGTTGGTGCTGATAATGGAGGCAGTGTTAATCAATTAAACGATGTAATCCTTCTTGGAAACAATACTAAGGCGTCAAAAGACGGTCAGATGATTCTTGGTTCGACGGCACAAACAGAGGTTATATTACTTGGAAACAAGAAACTTATTTTCAATGAAGATGGGAGTGTTACTTGGGAGCAAGTATAATAGTCTGATAAGTAATTAAATAGAAAGAAATTATGAAATACACTATATTCCCAACAATTGACTTGCAAGAGGTTCCTCAAGAGGAAATAGACAAGCGTAATCTTGTACCTCGCAAGAGTGTAAATGAAAGTAAGACCTTGATGAAATGCCCGCATTACGCTGAGTTATTTCCTCGCAAAATGATTAAAACTATTGCTGAAGATGGATCGGAAGAGCTATCTTTCCCTTATCCTACCTACGAAGGCGAAGAGTTGAATACTTTATTGTCCGGTCCGGATTGGACGAGTAAGGATACGCTATGAGAGCTTTCTTCTATACCATTTTGCTGACGCTGGCAACATGTTTCACAAGCTGCCGGAGCATCAAGTATGTTCCGGTAGAGACTGTGAGAATAGAGTATAAGACCCGTGACAGCATCCGGTTCGACAGTATATACCAGCGTGACAGTGTGTTCCTTCTTATAAAAGGGGATACCGTCTACAAAGAGAAGTACAAATACCTATACCGGTATCTGACAATCAACAACACGGATACGGTCATCAAGACTGATTCAATCCAGATTCCTTACCCAGTAGAAAAGGAGCTATCTAGATGGCAGAAGATAAAGCTGGAACTAGGCGGCTGGGCATTCGGAACAGCATTGGCACTTTTGTTCATAATAATAGGAAATAAGTCTATAACCGAAAAGTCAAGAAAGGAGGCTAAAATGAAACATTGATTATTTATCAAATCGAGGAACATCTCGAAATGATTATTAAGCACTAAGTTATCCGGTAAAGTAGAAGGCCGGTTATCATAACAAATGTAACTCTTTTGGGGGATAGAGTAAAAAAAGAACCCCCAACACTGAAAGTTGACGCCAATCGAACTTTTTAGCATACCAAAAGCATACATAGGTAGTGTCGGGGGTATAATATCCTTAACATTCCTATATATGCTTTTGTTTATTTGGTACTGAGTACGATTGGCAAAGGCAAAAGTACAACAAAAAATTAAATTACTATGTGTAAGTCAGAGATTTTTGCCGAGATTCTAAATATTGTTGGAAAAGAAACTGAAGTTTCTACTGAATTGATCCTTTCATCAAGTAAAGTTACTGAAGTTGTTGACGCCCGTTCTATTGTAGTATTCTTCCTCACTGAATACGGGCTATATCCTGAACAAATAGCGACTTTGCTTCACAAGACATCCGCTAGTATCCGTTATCTTATATCTACTTTTGAAAGCCGTAAACTGGCAAACAAAATGATTGCAATATATCTGCAAAATATTCGCAAATCGCTTGAAAATGAGCTCTGATTTACCGTATTTCTATTATATACTTTTGTGATGCGGTTAATATTGACCGTGTTATAATTGTATATCAATATGAGTGAAACAAAGACTTACGTTTTCCCGGAGTCAGGCGGGAACGGTGGCGGTAGTGGAATGATGGCCATGCTGGCTCCTCTATTGCAGCAGAAAGGAATTGATCCGAACTTGTTGGTAGCTATGAATGGCAAGAACAACAATAGCGGCTTCGGTGGGGAAGGATCATGGTTTATATGGGTGATTTTTTTGTTTTTCCTTATGGGATGGGGAAACAATGGAAATGGATGGGGAAACAATGGCGGCGGCAACAACGCAGGCGGAATCCCTAATCTTATCAACAACGATGCAGGAAGGGAGTTGCTTATGAGTGCTATTCAGGGAAATGGTCAGGCTATCAATACGCTGGCTACCAATTTGAATTGCTCTGTAGGGCAAATTCAACAGTCTATCAACAGCGTCATGACGCAGATTCAGGGAGTAGGCAACCAAATCGGGATGTCTTCACAGCAGATTATCAACTCCGTGCAAGCTGGTAACTGTCAAATAGCACAAGCAATCGCAGACTGTTGCTGCAAGACGCAGAATGCTATTACTACGCAAGGCTATGAAAGTCAGTTGGCTATCTGCAACCAGACTAATACCTTGGTGAACACGGCCAACCAGAACACCCTGTCATTACGTGACGGAGCAACCGCAAATACAAATGCTATTTTGGGGAAACTGGATGCAATGCAGAATCAGGCCTTACTGGACAAGATCGATGCGCTTCGTGAGGCTAAATCAGCTTTGCAAACTCAGTTATCACAGGAACATCAAACATCGACATTCGGGCAAATGATTGGTCAGGCAACAGCTCCTCTGGGTGCTGCTTTAGGTGATCTCAGTTCGCGCCTGGCAAAAATCGAGTGTAAACAACCAGAGACTGTTACTGTTCCTTACAGTCCTATTGCGGCAGTTCCCAACTGTGTAGCATACCAATACGGCTTGTATGGTGGTTTCAATCCTTACGCTGCCGGTAATGGCTTTTGGGGTTAATAGAGGAAGGAGGCTATTATGGCAGTATATCCTTTCCAATTTGTAAACCGTAGGGGTTCTGCGGCTATATCAACCTCGGGAGTAACGGTCAATACTGCTAATGTGGTGTTTTCCTTTCCCAACCACGCCTTTGTTAACGCATGGTATAGAGGGACAATATACATCGACATTGCCCAAGCGGTACCTACCGGAACAACCGGCACGCTTCCTGTTCTGTTTGAGACCAATGGAGCTACCCAGGCGGTCACTAAATATAATGGAGAAGCTCTGACTGCGGCAGACATTCCCGGTACTGGTGTGTATGAGTTCTGGTTTGACCGTGCTACCAACACGTTGCAGATTATGACCGGAGTAGTTTAAAAACAACAATGGGCGGGAGCAATCCCGCTCCTTAAAGAGTTAATTAATTATGCCTTTTCAGAATTTAAGAACAAATAGCGAGTTCTTTGTCCTTCATAGGGACGGTACTCCATATATAGAAGTAGGATCTGTAGCCGGGGTTTCCAATCCTGTGCCGGAGTTTATGCAACAACCTCTTCCCTATGGGCAGCCCCCGAGAATGGTGGTTGATATAACAATCAAGGTCGGGGAGCAGACGGTGACTTTCCAAAAGATACCGGCAATGTCTGACATTGCTGATGCAAACTTTCCCGGAGGTGGGAATATGGTAATATCCGGCTCAAGGGAATCGATGAATGCGGAAGTTGCCGCCATGCGCAACCGCTCTTCGGAGATATTGGGCAGTGTTGATCATCATCGTTCCGTCATAGAGTCATGCGACAAGATGCTTCAGGTCCTTAATCCTGAATTTGCAGAACGCCAGCGTCAGGAAGCGGAAAATAAAGCGCTTCGGCAAGAACTTAGCGAATTGAAGGCTATGATGGCTGATTTCTTCAAGTCTTCTGAAAAGACATCTGGTAGTAACAATTCTAAAAAACAATAGTATGATGATGATTGAGATTTCCGAGAGCAAGGTCGAGAAAATGTCCGACTACGCTGAAAAGATGCTTAAATACGGTGGTAAGCTGATGCAATGCATCGAAGAATTATCCGGTGGTGAAAGCATGGGAAGACGTGAACGTTATTATGACGATGACGACGACCGCTATGACGAGATGGGTGAACGTGGTGATTATGGTGGCGGTTCCGGTCGTGGCGGCTATGGCGAAAGACGCGGCGTACGTGGTACAGGACGCTATTCCCGTTATCGTTAATGTTTAATTAGGGGGTGGATCATTTCTACTCCCTATAACTTTATTTAATCATGAGGAGAGAACCTTTGGATATAAGAGATAGAAGACCGGAAGAAATGGAAGCTTACTTGTCTAACTTCGGCTGGCATTTCAACAAGAAAATGTGCGAGTTTGCAGTGTCGCTCATGAAAAAGCTTAATCCTTCTACCGGTAAAAAAGAGCGGATTGAACCGATATCGAAAGAGAAAGTAGATGAGTTGCTTACCCGCTATGGCATAAAGCTTGAAAATAATGCGCTATATGATTATGTTTATGTAGCCAACATGGGTAAGGCAGATTATCTGAAGTCATCTATTCCCGACGAAGCGCATTTGGCTCTTTATATAAAGGATACAATTGATGACCCTGATGCTCCTGACGGGGCAACGATGAGAAGATGGTATGCGACAATGATTGCTGCCGGAGAACCTATTGAATGGGACGAAATGCTTTGATGAATGATACGACAACGGTTTGCATTACCCAAGTATGAATGGAGCTGCATGGTATATTATGCAGTAGATACATATTATACAGAGGAAATACTGGATAATATGCATTCCATCGGTTGCGACGGTGATATGCTTCGTACTGCGTATGAGAATATTAGCTCCGGCAATTTGAATACCGGAGTTACTTATTCCAACTTCGGCACCCGGGAAACAGTAATGGTCATTGCCCTTACTTCGTCCCCAAAGGAATTTGCCAAGTCTTGGCGGCATGAATGCGGGCACATGGCTACTCATATTTGCCAGGCGTTCGGTATAGACCCTTACGGGGAGGAAATTCAGTATATCGGAGATGATATCATCGAAAAGACATGGGAGTATGCTAAGACATTGCTATGTGAGTGTGACTGCTGTAAAAACAAGGTCAAACATTTAATACGCTAATCCATGAAGAATAAAGAAATTAAGAAAGCATTAAAGAGTGATACGCCTATCAACAGTATGTATGCTCTTATTCCAGGCAATAGGTTGCAGGCTTTCAAAAAGTTTGCCTCCCGATTTGGATTTACTGAAGAACGAATAAAAACAGTGCTCGAAAATGAGAAACGATAAGCTGGACATATTGCTTGAACAGGCCGACGACCGGTATCACTCGGATTTCTGCCGGCTCCTGCTGGTGATGCTATGGAACGCCTAGAAAGGTGGTTGTATTGGCTGATTCCTCTTGCAATTATTGCAAGGGTTATATCTTTGTGTGTATAATTGATATTGTAACTTGATGAGTGTAAAACATATAAAATAATCTATTTTTTATTGCAATTTATCTTCTACCTTTTGCAGATACAAATTAAATTCATACATTTGCAGCACATGATTATGCCTTTGGCTTACGTTTGTCCCCCTCTTGATAATGGGCATGCCTAACCAAAGGCCATTTTTTTATTTTATGAAAACTCGTCCAAATACATCGTACACAGAAACCCCTATAAGAGTTGCCATATTAATTGATGGTGGGTATTTTATAAAACGCTATAATGCAATGTATAATAAGTCCGGCAAAAAGACAGCATTAACTATTGCCAATGATTTATATACTATATCCCATTCTCATGTAGGGAAAAATAATTATTTATATCGCATTTTTTATTATGATTGTGTACCATTCGCCAAAAAGATACATAATCCTGTCTCTAATAAATGCATAGACTTTTCTAAAACAGAAGAGGCTATCCGCAGAAGTGAGTTAATAAACGAACTTAAGAAAAAGAGAAAAGTCGCTCTGCGTCTAGGTAATATTAAGGAAAGCAAAAGATGGCTTTTCTATGATAACACAATGAGAAAATTATTAAAGAAAGAGATTTCTCTTGATGACATTAATGCGGATGACGTATATTATGAATTGCGTCAAAAGGGGATTGATATGAAAATTGGTGTTGACATCGCTTCTTTATCTTTAAAAGGTTTTGTAGATAAAATCGTTCTTATTTCTGGAGATTCAGATTTTGTCCCTGCTGCAAAATTGGCTAGACGTGAAGGGATTGATTTTGTTCTTGATCCTATGCATTGCGAACATATCGAAAATGATCTATATGAACATATTGATGGATTAAAAAGTATACCTTTATATCATCAGAAAGATGCAAAGAAAAAATAGCTCCTTTCCATTTATAACGCCTCTTTTAAAATGGAATCGCCCGGTATACAACATGCCGGGCTTTTTTATATCCAAATGTTAAAGTTTGATATAATCGAAACTTTTCAGTCTTAAAAGTTTGATATTACAGAAACTATTCGTATCTTTGTAGCATCAAAATAAGAAACAAAGTATCAACAACTAAATAATAAAGATATGAAAACAATTATAGAAAAAACAGTAGAAGGCTTTGAGAACGCGATAATCAGCGAGAATGAAGAAAGCTGGTTTGTTGATCTCCGTACAGGTTTTGGAGAGGCTGAATACCCTAAATGCGACTTTACATTAGACCAAGCTATTGAAGATCAAATTAATTGGAAAATGGAATGATGATACGGGAAACAGTCAAAGAGGCAATGAAGCTCCGCAATGTCAAATCAAAGGATCTTGCGGAGCATGTAGAAGTAACAAAGAGTACCATGTCCTTGTTTCTTAACGGAAAAACGAATTTAGGACAAGAGAAGATTGAAAAGATTCTGGATTTTTTGAATATAAAGCTGGTAATAACTCAGTAAGATGGAAGAAGAAAACAAATACGATCAAGAATCGATCAGAGAGCTGCTCACCTGGGCGCAGAATACATTAAATAACAAGACCTACCCGGAAGGCGGACTGGTCCTGGACAAATGCATCAAAGTAATAGACTGCAAAAGTCATATAGAGGCAATGATCCAGATGATCTCTAAGAACTGGGAGAATCCGACGTTTTACCCGACGATTGACATGTTCCGGAAATTTAGAGAGAAATTGGAGGGATTGAGAAAGGCGGCCGAATAA